TCTGTTCGTCAAGCTGACAGTAGTCAGGGACGATGACTCAATCACCATCAATGACACTGGGGACGAAGGGAAAGACGAAAACGGGTATCCGGTGCCAATCTACAAGTGGTAGGTTGAACGAGAAGCGGAATGAAGCTGCGGGTTGCCACCGTGGCGGCGGCGAAGGGATAAGGTAGCGACATGCCCCATGACCTTCCGCTGGTTCGATTCCAGCCATTCCGCCCAAAGACAGGGGGTGGTTCAATGCACTGTATAACAAATATTCTTTACGGGGCTTTGCCCATCTACGACACAACCAGTTCCAAAGTCACTTACATTGAGCCAGAGAACCCCTTCAGGGATGGTAAGCCTTCTGTGGTTACCATGACCATCCCAGCCCAAATCAAAAGGGTCATGGTTCCAAGCTTTGAATTGAAGTTCCATGGGATAGGGGCACAAGAAGCGGCGAAGTACTTCCAACAACAGCTTCAACAACTCCTGGCAGCCCTGAAAGAAGTCGTCGGTCCTGATGCTCCTGGAATCCTATTCACAGTCGGGCATTTTCCTGTAGCCCTTAAAGCGGACGACCCCTACCTAGATTACTTTATGCAATGTGGCCTGGCTTCATTCAGGCTGAGCTTTACAGAATCGTTTGGGGAAGTTGGGGGACCTGTGGAACACAATGTCCCATTTCCTTTCGAGAAGCCGCTACGGTTTCGGTGTAAGACGGTCGCTAAGAAGCTGAACTTTTAGGGATTAGGGATAAGCCCCTTGCTCAGACTTTCAGCCATATCGGCTCGCTTGTAGCCGGTATCTGCCAAACGTCTTAAGGCTTCCGGACCTTCTTTCACAGTTTTGATGTCGATGAACCATTCTTTGCCTGTATCAGAGCACTTGAAGCCGATACAGCGGGCATAGACATCATCAACGGCTACGATGGTTCTACCAGAATCGGTTTCCAAGACATGGTCTCGAATTGATTCGAGCATTCCCTGAAAGTCCAGATACGGGCCGTCAATGTGCCTGTCATTTTCGAGGTAAATTTCCTGACCACAGCAAATCGCCACTTCCCGACGCAACTTCCCCTGAGTGAGTTTTAGTCGGGCTACTTGTTCACCAGTTAGGTTACCAAAGTCGTCATCAACGCTTTCAATCGTCCAGCCCACAAGTTTCTGAAGTTGTTTTCCTGAAATGTTTTCCATTTGTAGTCCTCCTAGTCAGATTCTACACCAGTACTACTGGTGGTCGAAATCAAACCAGGCGGCGAGTCGTTCTCGATAGGACCCCTTACGGGAATTCCCCAGCCAGTCGCCATAGGCCCGCCCGACCTCGAGAAGTTCTTTGATAGGCAAGGGGACGAATAGGGACTTCATCTTGAGGCCAGGGTCACACAGGGTGGCTTGACCGTAACGGTGATGCCCGTCAAGGATGTAACCTTCCTTCGACACGATGATGGTCAACGACAGTACCGGAGACCCAGACTTCACTGGGCCAAACTTGATGATGTTCCCAATCATCTTGTCCAGCCAAATCTGAGACTGGGTCGGAACCAGTTTCCCTACAGGGATGCTCTTGATGTTCCCACGGATTACGTCGTCTGTCTTAGACCCGTCGGCGTATCCCAATCCAATCCATTCTTCATCCTTGGCCGATTCAGGGAACTTGAATTTCCCTTTGGCGTAGGGGGCGAAGATATCCACCCGACCTTTCTGGATATCTTTGGCGAACTGGTTGATGTCACTGGGTTCAATGACCGGCATTTGAATCCGAGGTACGTTCATGGCTTTCTTGCATTGACGCTGTAAGACCATGTAGTTCTTGTCGAAGTTTGGAAGCACCTTGTCAAGGTCCTGTCCTGCTTTCTTGAAGGCTTCTTCGGCGTAAGCCCTGGCTTTTTCCAGTGAGACTGTTGCTGCGTTGACTGAGTAAGCGATTTTCAGTTGCATGGTTTGGTCCTGGTTTCAAGAACTTGGACAAACTTGCCCAAGCCTTGTTCCGGTTTCGCAGACAGTAGTTTCACTGGTCAAACATCGACCAGCCAGGGCTTCTGTCTCCACCGGCTTATCATCCCCGTTACCCACGGGTAGCCTTGAAAGGTTTATTGCAGCATTGAGATCCCTGTCAATGGATAAACCACAAACAGAGCACTTGTAGATCCGTTCCGACAGTGCAACGGCCCTGATATCACCACAGCCCGAGCAAGTCTTCGTTGAGGGATAGAATCTGTCCGCAATGACGAGTTGCCTGTCGTGCATTACGGACTTGTACTCAAGTTGCCTTCGGAACTCAGACCAGCCCTGTCGGGAAATAGCCCGAGCCAAGTGATGGTTTTTGACCATCCCCTTGACGTTCAGGTCTTCGATGGCAATCCCTTTGTAGTTCTGGACCAGCCCTGTTGTTAGCTTGTGCAACGTGTCCAAGCGCAGACAGAACAACTCGTAGTGTTTTCGGGACAGTCTGACAACGGCTTTTCGTCGGCTTGCTGACCCTTTCTGTTTCCGGCTCACGGATTTTTGAAGCCTCCGCACTTGCTTTTCCAGTTTCCTCCAGCTCGGAGAGTGCTGAACCGTCCTGCCATCGGACATCGTAGCCAGAGCAGCGATACCCAGGTCAACCCCCACAACCCCCTTGATTTTCGGGGGCTGACGGGCTACTTCGATATCTACAGCAATAGCCATAAACCATTTGTCCGCTGTTCGGCTGACAACAGCGGACATGATCTTTCCCGAGAAGCGCAGAGCTTCCCGCGTTTTAACCCAACCAAGCTTCGGCACCCGGATCTTCTTGCCGTCGAGGGAGAACTTATCATTGGCAATACTGAAAGAGTCCTTACAGCGCCCTTTCTTCTTGAACTTCGGGTAGCCGGGCTTGCCGCCCTTCTTGGCACGCCTGAAGAAACCTTGAAAAGCTGAGTGAACCTGATCAAACGCCCCGGCTGTACAGTCCCGATGAACCTCGAAAGTCCAGGGAAAATCCGTTTGGCGGATCGCATTAAACTCTACCTTGAGCGACCTGCCGCTGGGCTTCCCCCCAGCTTCGTAGGTTTCTTTCCACCTGGCAAGTGCCCAGTTATAGGTAAACCGGGAGACACCACAAGCTTGCCGAAAATAAGCTTCCTGCTCTTCATTTGGGGCAAGCCGTATTTTGTGGGAGAGGATCACCTACTTTCTCGTTGTCTTGTCATTTCAGTCAAAGCAAGCCGTCTAACAACTTCGCTTACTGAACAACGTAGACGTTGAGCCTCAACTTGAAGCCATTCCCAAATATCCTGATCGAAATAAAGTTTTGTTGGTCGTTTTCTCATGTCCCTATAATAGGTACATTGCGGGGACTTGTCAAGTATTTATTTTATCTGAAGTTACAAACTAGCAACCTCTAGGAGGTTGCTTCTCCTTGCGTTGTTGTCAGGTCTTTTTGTCCAAGTTTGTCCAACTTTTCAGGAAGCGGCTTCAACCTCCTTCTTTACCTACAGACCCACAGACTATAAACCGAATCTGGGGGCAAGTATTTAACCGCCTCCTAGAACCTGCCCTTGTCAGAATCAGGGGCTAAGGGAACGATATCGTTGGGTGTACATCCGACCTCTCAGGGTTTGACATCTGGTTCGTTGGGTCTACCGGGTCGCCTTTTGTGGTCTACGTCCTTTTCAAGTTCGTCGGGCGGTTCTTTGCTGACAGCAAGACGGACTCGAAGTCCGATGAAGAAGGTCCCCGAATCTAAGCTACCTCAGTTGTATCATCCCACTGTACGAAACCTGTGGGCTAGGGGGTGGGTCAATGTTCTTGAACTTTTTACTGGCAGTCACCGTAGTAGGTTCCCTGGTGCTGGCTCTCCTAATCTGGAGGTTAGTTTACCAGATGGTTCGTGCGGACAAGACAATCATCACAGACCGAATCTTCATTCTAGTCTGTGTCTTCGGGGTTTCAATAACATGGTGCTCCGTGTGGTTGGGGTACTACCTGTTCTGGATAACAGGGGGATGATGAAACTAAGCCGACATAGTTCAACGGTAGAACGGCTGATTTGTAATCAGTTGGCTGGGGGTTCGATTCCCTCTGTCGGCTCCACTGAATCTAGGTAGCTGAATGTCAAGACCACTATTACTCCCGCTGTCTAAGAAGCAGATAGCCTACTTCATGGATGGAATCTACGGGCTCCACAACGAAGTCATCTACAACCGGGAAATCCTGGAACAAGATTCTATGACGTGCGGGGATTACACTGTTTCCCGATTGAGCATCACATTGTCACTACCGATGTTCAGACCTACTGATTTGCACTTGATTTTCTGTCTACCGTTGAAGCAGGTTCATTGGTGCGAGTCCCCTCAGACAGGACGAACATAGGGATGGTTGGCCGAGCGGCTTATGGCACTGGTCTTGAAAACCAGCAGGCAGAAATGTCTCGGGGGTTCAAATCCCCCACCATCCTCTACAAAAGTGTTTATAGACCCGAACCTTTGCAGGAGGTTTGAAAAATATGAACATACGAGAAGCCGGGGGCATCGACCCCCAGGATAACATCGTCGATTTGCTTCCCAAGCTCCAGGGAATGATAAGCTCGTTTTCGTCGGCTGACGTAGCCTACGCTGCTTATGTCTTTGACTACATCGCTGGGGTTGACGGTGGGAGTAAACTCAAAGGCTTCGCTGTGGCTCTGGCTGAACAGTACGCCAAGAACTTTGCTGAGTGGCTGGGTTACGTGTTCATGAGTCGGGCCAATATGATGCGAAGAAGCAAAGCCATCGCTGGAACGGAAGAAGGATTGGCGTCTTGGGTAGAGCACCTTCCAGACATTATGGAAAGAAAGGCCAGCCCGAAGATTCAATCGTACATCCCGGCGTCGTCTCGATTCCTGGACTTCAAAGTATTGGACCGGCTTTCAAAGAAAGTTCTGGATACCCTTAAGGCAGACTGGAACAACGGTCTGGTCACTTCCAGAACAGCCGCTTCTCTGGCAGACCTCCCCTTAGCCTTCAACTGGCTGACCCATCGCTATGAAATGAAAGGAGACCGGAAGACATTCCGGAATCGAAGAGAACTCACAGATATGGGCTTCATCTGGGACAGACGGAGCAAAGTCTGGTTCACGAAGAACCTCGATTCTGATGTCATCAAGGATATCCCGCAAGCCGTGAAAGTGACTACCAGTCCTACCCCTGTGATTTCAATCTCCTTGAAGGAATGGTTCTTTGGGGACTGGCTTCCCAAGAACATCGACAGATTCAGCAAAGTATTCAACGACTACGGAAGGGGTGAGGGTGTCCCATACTACTTCTTTTTCACGGTACACGGCACCGACGTGGACGTTATCTTCCGTCGGAATATCAAGACCATTCGTGAAGCCGTCGCTGAATTGAAATTGAGGTACGGCAACCAGAAAGACCGTGACGGCTGGATGGACGCCCTACGAATCTATGGGCAGCTTCAACACGCAAGCGGTAAGGGTGCAATCCACAAGGTAGACGAAGCCAATAACCTGGAACACACTCACGGGGCAATGATGGAACACTTCCCCCCTGGTGTGCGGTCCTGGTATCCTCGCTTCCTTGATTTCAAGTACACGGCCCACCCACTCCAGATGGTAAAGATGATTCGGGCTGAAGACCTTCGGATGGTTGTGAAAGAGATGCTTCCTGAAAATGCCAGGAGACAGCGCCTGACTCCCCCGAAGTTAGACCACCGTACACCTAAAGGGCTGGCCCTTGAGATTTCGTCGCAGCCTGGGAAGTCAAACAAACGGAAGCTGCTCCTTGAAGTGAAGAAGAATCATCCCAGGGAATACCCTGAAGTCGTCCACAATCTTCTTGAGAAGGGACTGGGGAGTATCATCCCAGTAGATGACTTAGCGTAGGTCAGGGTCAGATAGGAATATCCAGGCCGCAGCAGCGGTGGCTGGAACCCACCCATTTCCAAGCATCCGATGTCGTGTGTCCCAATCTTTTTGTTTGCGACCTATTGGGAGAATACTAGCTTCCCAGTTATCTTTGACCCAGGCTTGAAATCCAGAACCTGCCACCATCGACCATTCTGAGGTCCACCCCTTTAGCCACCGCTGGAACCTGCTTTCAAGTAGTGGGTCTTTTGATGTCCACCCGTGTGGCAGTCCCATCAGTCGTTCAACCCAGTCTGGGTTCAGCTTGTCTTTAGGATGGGGAATTCTTCCTTGATTGACTTCCTGAAGCACAACGGCTCGATTCAGGGTCATCTGAACATGACCCTGTTTCCCATCCCGATACGCCCGTTCACCCAGCTTGGCCTTTTCTCCAGACTTCGTCTTCAGGCTTTGAATCAAGTTCAAGGTGTCCCCAGCTACGAAAGCCGTCGGAGTAGGCCACCGCTGCCGGTCAAATGAACTCTGGGGTTTGGTTATCAAGTTCATGTAGGCGTTTTCGTAAGTTTCCCGGAAGTCCGTCTGAGTCATTCCGAAATGCACGGACCCACAAGCGTTCCCGTTGATGTGGCGCTCCTGTTTCGGAAGCAGATAGCAAACGCCAAGTCGCATCGTACCCGCATTCGGCCAGGTCTCTGAGCACTGTTCCGATATAGCCTGACGACACAAGGCCGGGTACATTCTCCAGAAGGACGTAGAGGGGTCGTACCGCACGAATGGTACCAATGGTTGCGGGCCAGGCGTTTCGTTCGTCCTTAGCCCCGTCTTGTCGTCCTGCAAGTGAGAATGGTTGGCACGGGAATCCCCCGACGATGACATCAACCATTCCTTGATAGAGCCCAGCGAGTCGGGTGTTAAATTCTTGGATGTCCAAACAGTAGACAGGGGCAGGGTTGAGGCAGCCATCGGTTATTCTCCTGGAGATATTCTCGCAACAATCTAAATCGTGGTCAACATAGCCCAGGCATTTCCAATCAAGGAAGTGCTGACAGGCTAAATCACCGCCGCCCGAACCACTAAAAAGGGACAAGTAGTGCATCATTTCCTCCGCTGTATGATAATACATAGGGCACAACTTTGCCTCAAAGGTGTATCTAGGGTGGAGGACACGATGCTAGAAAAAGTCAAATGCCAGAATTGCGGAACAGAACTCCCGATGGAAATCACATTTCGGGCACGATGGTTCGTATCCTGGCCCGTCATTTTGCTAGGCTGTATCATCCTTGCGTTGACGACAACCCTACTAGTTGGGGCTGGATTGGCGGTTGTAATGGCCGTAATCAGGACAGTTACCTACAAGCTGTCGGCAGTCTGTCCTAACTGCCACACGACATTGGTGGTGAAATGGTGGTAATGAAAGTTGACAACAGCGATGGGATGAACCATCCGAAGATTTACAGGGAATGTATCTACTGCAAGGAGTTGATTGGGCCATTCTATTCTGTGTCTCAGGCTCAAGCCCCGAAGTCCAGAAGTTGCGACGCCTGTACTGAAGAGATTCTTCAGAAGATTCGTGATGCAGTTCACCACAGAGGGGTCCCCAGATGAACCTACCAAATCACACCGTTGATACTAGTCCTAACTGTGACGCCAAACCCGGCGACACCGTGGTGGTCCTTGAGCACCCACTGGAGGCCAGGATACATATCGGATGTACTGGTACGTTGGTCGGGTACAGTACCACTCATGGGTACGCTCGAATCCAGACCAAAGATTATGACCATACCATCTTGATTCACCCAGAAGCGGTACGGGTCGTAAAGCAAGACTAGGGGACACAGATGCAAAGACAACTTTATGGAAACAGTCCTGGAAGCCTGCCGGGATGCTATTGACGGTGGGTATTCAAAGACGAAGCATATCGGGCTGGTCTTCACCCCCGGTAAAGACGGCGGTGAAACTTTGGAATTGCGGGGGGTGAAAGCAGAAGCTGTACTCGACAAAATCTCGCAGTACCGAAAAGCATCCAGATTTGCACTGTGCTTCCAACGGTCACTTGAAGATGGGATGTACGTCGTTTCAAGTGGGTTCCTAATCAGTGGGGGACCGCTGCTTATCGAAACAAGACTGTACCCAGTCCCTCTTGATGATTCCAACTTCAAAATCGTAGCCGACTAAGGAGGCCAAATGCGACTCAATTACTATCAGGGAAACATCGTTCATGCCAAGACTGACGCTATCGTAAATGCAGCCAACCTCAAGTTGCTTGGCGGCGGGGGCGTAGACGGGGCGATTCATCGTGCGGCTGGCCCAGAACTTCTGGCGTATTGCGAAAAGATCCCAGAACTGGAACCCAATGTCCGTATCCGAGTCGGACAAGCACGGACTACGCCGGGGTTCAACCTCAATGCAAAGTTCATCATTCATACGGCTGGCCCCATCTTTGAGGGACATCAACTGGAGGAACTTCGTGACGGCGAAGTCGTAAGTACCGACCCAGCGGCGGCTCTCAGGATGTGCGTGTACAACTGCCTTCATGAAGCAAAGCTTAAAGGGATAAAGACAGTAGCCTTCCCAGCGATTTCAGCCGGAATCTTTGGTGGGTCGGTGGCTGAGTTCGCCAGAGCCATTCGGGATGTAAAGCGATTTGACGAATGGGTCGGGATTGATGAAGTTGTCGTCGTCTTGTTCTCTGACGAAGATGTACAGCAATTCTTGTGTGAAGAATGATGAAAGGGAGCGTGACGGAATTGGTAGACGCCCTGGATTTAGGATCCAGTGTCTTTTGACGTGGGGGTTCGAGTCCCCCCGTTCCCACTGAAACTTGAGGGACAGGTGACCTCAGTGTATAGTCCTTGTGTTCTTTGATTTTTTGGGGGTGACATGGCTTCGACGTTGGAGTCGGAAACCTGTATTGCGTGTCGGGGAGGTAACGCACCCTGTCAAAAGCGTTGCAAACACTAAATGCAAACACACCAGTTCGCATGGCTGCGTAAAAACTCGTAGCCCGAAAGACCAGGGAAGACTGTGACCTGGACCCTTTCGTCATTTATTCGGTCTGCTGCCTGAAGTCCGTACCCACGGGGCTGATGGAAACAAGACAAACGAGGGTAGCCTGACGAACACTTCTGGCAAGAGTGATGGTCGTAGGGCGAGATGGGGAAACCCAAACACTTTTGCCTACACACGTAGACGTGCAGAGTGACCCTTTAACGGACGCGTGTTCGATTCACGCCACCTCCACTATACCGATTTCATTAGGCTGTCCCTGGGTTTCACTACCCCTTGACACTTCCATCAACTGACTGTCCAAGTTCTTGAAACCAGGTGTCAAATGGGACGAACAATGACTGAAGTCCGTTGTCAGAATCCTGACTGCGGCAAGATGCACCTGAAAGCATTGAGTGAAGTCAACCGGGCTCTGAAAAAGGGCCGAGGGATGTACTGTTGCAGGACATGTTGTGCCATTCACGCTAACAAGTTCTTGGGACGAACAGCCAAAATCATTGACAAGAAGTGTGTAGTCTGTGGGGCCGTCTTCCAGGTAAAGGACACCTGTAAAGCCAGGAGGACTTGTTCAGATGAATGTGCCGACTATCTTCGATACAGGTGCGTATCCCCTGAAGCTAAAGAACGACGGTGGGAAGCTGGAAGACAGCACTGTGATAATGCCTTACCTATTCACGAAATTCTTCGGCTACGAGAAGCCTGGAAGTATGTTGAAATCAAGGTACTACTTGATGAAATGGAAGTACCCTACCAATTTGAAGAACCTATTGGCCCTTACATCGTTGACCTTGTTCTACCTGACCAGCGGGCTGTCATTGAATTCGATGGTCGGTACCACCAGAATCCTGAAATTGAAGCTGAAGATATGCTTCGTGATGCTGACCTGTCGGCACGGGGATGGAAGGTCTTTCGGATACTGACTGAAAACAGTGCTGTAATTCCATCCTATAAGATAGGGGCTGTTCTTGATTCCTACCTCTAAATCTTCTATCTGAGGTTCAGGTTGTAGAATCCTTCCGAAAGGGGGGTATCCAAATGAATCAGAAAGGTACTTACTGGTGGGAACGACCTTGGTTAGCGCTCGACATTGAAACGACGGGCCTGGACACTAGCACCTGTCGAATAATCGAAATCGGTGTGTGTCTAGTACAGGGTCTTGAAATCACCCACCGAGAATCTAGGCTAGTTGACCCTGGAGTACGGCCTGTCCTAGACGCCGACGGGGAAGTTCTACTAGATGAAAGCAATGAACCTGTGACAGAACCGTTCCCGATTGAGTTCAGTGCTATAGAAGCTCACGGGATGACGGAGTTCACTACGGCGGGCGAAAAGTCAATCTCTCAATTATCTCCCTGGCTGTGCAACCTAGTTCGGTCCGTTGATGTGATTGTGGGCCACAACTTCTATGCCTACGACTTGAAGGTGTTGGACAGACAGCTAGGTCTCCCTTGGGAAAAGGTGATGCTGGATACCTCTGTAATCGACACTTACCCCCTGGTACACAACGATGATATTGGAGGCCGCTGGCCTGGTCGTGGGCGCCATAAAATGGTGAGCCTTGCTGAACGCTTTGAACTCAAAGCTGAAGGTCTTGCCCATAGGGCTCAGTACGATTCCGAAATGACGGCTAAGGCCCTCTTGTTCCTGCTGAAGGACCGGGAGTACGGTCCAGTAGCCAAGCGAATACTAGCGAACCACAAGTTCGCTGAAGCCCAACTCAGACAGGACTTGTATAGGCAGAATAAGTCCTACTGGATATACCGAGAGAAAAAGCGACTTGAAGAACAAGAAGAACAGAGGTTGATGGCGTGATTTTAGACCTCCGACAGGGCGAATGTCCTGAAGCATTGAAGGACATCCCAGACGACTCTGTTGATTCAGTTGTCACTGACCCGCCCGCTGGCATTTCCTTTATGGGAAAGGAATGGGACGGTGACCTTGGTGGTCGTGACCAGTGGGTCGCCTGGTTGACAACAGTGATGCTGGAGTGCTTTCGGGTATTGAAACCTGGTGGGCATATCCTAGTCTGGGGCATCCCCCGTACGTCACATTGGACGGCGCTGGCGATTGAAGAAGCTGGCTTCAGGGTACGAGACCGTATCCACGACATCCTTCCACCCAGTTCCCACTTGAATGATTTCCTGGACAGCCTTGACGAAGTTCAGCTTGATGCGTTCTATCGGTTGCTGCCGGATGACTCAATCCTGTGTCACCTGTTTGGGTCTGGATTCCCGCATAGTAAAGACATTGGAAAAGCGATTGACGCTGCGGCTGGGGACGACAGAAAAGTCCTTCGTACTTCTGGGGAAGGCACGGCCTTGAAGCCCGCAGTTGAACATTGGATACTAGCCCAAAAACCGCTGGCCCCAGTCAGCTACGAAGACCTTCACAAGATTACAGGTTGGACCAGGTGGTACACAGCAAAGGATTCGGTCAAGTGGTCTGGGAAACCAGACGCTGCTTCTTGGAAACGGTCCAGATGCTACAGATTGTGTCAGGACCAGGATTTGGCCCCGCAAGTGGAAGTCCTGGAAGACGGGCAAGTTCTTCGTTGGATTCACGAAGAACGATGGGTGGCCCTATGCCCCGAAGACGACAGTGGTTGGCTACTGAAGGGGGCTAAAGGTGAGTTCAAACAAACCTGGCCATACCGGAAAGGACAGATTCTAAACCTGGCTGCAAACACCTTGAAGTTTGGTACTGGGGGGATGAACCTGAAAGACACCCGGGTCGGGTCTGACCCTGTACAAATCAACAGGTTCGTGAATGGGGCCAAACCGTTTGGTGACGCTGTTGGGGAGCCCTACGAAGAGACACTGAACGAAGGTCGGTGGCCGGCACACCTGATGCTGACCCACCACCCCAAGTGTGGGAAGACGTGCCACGAAGACTGTCCTGTGAAGCAGCTTGATGACCAGGTGCTTTATTCTGAAGGGAACCAGCCTTCCAGTTTCTTCCAACAGTTCTTCTACACGGTCAAGGCATCGTCGTCGGAGAAACAGGCTGGTCTGGAAGACTTCAAGACCGGTCAGCGGGATGCCAGTCGAATCAAAGGACAGGCAGGAAGCAACAACCCGTACAACCGTGGTGGAAATGAAAAGAAGAACACCCACCCTACGGTGAAGTCTGTTCGGTTGATGTGTTACCTTGTCGAGCTTGTGACTCCCCAGGGGGGTACTGTACTAGACCCATTCATGGGGTCAGGTACGACAGGAATCGCCGCCCGCAAGAAGGCGCTGGGATTCATTGGAGTCGAGAAGGAACCTCACTACTTCAAAATCGCTAAAGCCCGTATCAAGACCACTACGGTTGATGTGGTCAGCCTCCTCACTACAATAAACAACCCAAAAAGTTGACGAACCCCGTAGCTGTGGTTTAATCGTAGGTGGAGGTTCTGCCATGTATGAAAAGACGAGCTATCTCAAAGGGTTTGGGTTTCTGTCAATGCTGGGAGCCGGGAGTATTGTGGCTGTAGTTGGGGCGGCAACGGTTTCCAATGGGACATTCTCGGTAGAGATGTTCCTGGATTTCCCGATGGCCCTTTGGGGGTCCTGGGCTGTGTTGGGTACAGCCCTGTTTTTTGGGGCAAAGTAGTTCGGTTTAGGGCCAAAGCGTTGTATTATGAAATACTTGACGCTAACAAGAGGGCCTACCGATGATAAAACGACATTTTGTACCAGAACCAGGAACTGCACTTGAAGCCACAGACTGGGTCACCACCGACACCCAGCTACTTGGGTCCAAGAAAGAAGTCCTCTACGAAATGCTAGGTATTGAAGTCCCGGCCTGGTGGAACAAGAACCAAATCAACATCTGTTCCAGACACTACCTGAGACAAGACAACAAAGGCGAACAGGAAAAGTCCTTCAAGACAGCCTTCGACCGGGTCGCAAGCAATATCCGAGACTGGGGCGTAGCTGACGGAATCCTGACCCCTGAAGAAGCGGTCATCTTCTACGACGAATTGATGTTCCTCTTCGTGACCGGACGGGCTTTCTTCAATAGCCCAGTCTGGTACAACGTCGGTATCTTCGATGAATCCCAATGCTCGGCTTGCTTCATCAATTCCGTTGAAGACGACATGGACTCGATTATGAAGCTGGCTTCCACGGAAGCGAACATCTTCAAGCGTGGTAGTGGGGCTGGGGTCAACCTTTCAGTGCTTCGTGGTAGCAATGAACCACTCAGTGGCGGTGGTTATGCTTCGGGGCCTGTCAGCTTCATGCGGGGTTACGATTCGTTTGCCGGCGTTATCAAGAGTGGGGGACGCACACGAAGGGCGGCTAAGATTATCGTCCTCAATATCGACCACCCCGACATCGAACAGTTCATCAAGTGCAAGTCGAAGGAAGAACAGAAGGCCCGTGAACTGATTGCCATTGGATATTCTGGCGGGATTGACGGGGACGCCTACCAATCCATCTTCTTCCAGAACGCAAACAATTCAGTCCGGATGACGGACAGCTTCATGCAAGCCGTAGCAGATGAAGCGACCTTCTACCTGATTAACCGGGGCGATGGAAGCAAGGTACCTATCCCTGCCACCAAGTTGTGGAAGGAAATTGCTAGGTCAGCCTGGGAATGTGGCGACCCCGGACTTCAATTCCACGATACGGTTGACCAGTGGCGAACTGTTGACGAACCTATCAATGGGTCTAACCCATGCGGGGAATTCACATTCATCGACAACTCAGCGTGCAATCTATCCAGTATCAGTCTAAGCCCGTACAAGCCGGCAAGACCGACTTCTAATCTGGAGCAGGGCTTCAAGGCTGCTGACTTCGCCCAAACGGTACGCATCCTGGTTATTGCTCAGGACATCCTAGTTGGGAAGTCAATCTACCCCACAGAAGAAATCACAGCGAACAGCCTGAAGTACCGACCGCTAGGATTGGGCTACATGGACCTTGGCGGGCTGCTGGTGAGTAGTGGGATTGCGTATGACTCTGATAGGGGTCGAGACATAGCTTCTGCCCTGACCTCCTTTATGACCGCTGTAGCCTATGATGTGAGCATGGATCTAGCTCACCGTGTTTGGGAAAATTCCAACCACGACGCTGGCGCCGAACCAGAAGGTCTTTTCGACTGTACCAGGCTTTGGAAGGTCATTGAACAACACGCTGAAGTTTGGGACAACCACAAATCCAAAGCGGCTCACCCTTCGGTCTGTAAAATGTGGCGGAAGGTGATGAAGCGTCAAGGCCAGCCAGTCAGGAATGCACAGGTTACGCTTCTGGCCCCCACCGGAACGATTTCATTCCTCTCTGGGGCTGACACGACTGGAATCGAACCCTTGCTGATGCTGTCAACTCAGAAAGAGCTTGTCGGTGGCGGGGAACTAATCCTGAAGAACAAATGCGTGAATCTGGGGCTTCAGGCTCTGGGGTACAAGAACATTGAAGACATCATCGGAGACTCCCCCGATGAAGTGACATTCCTTGACCGGCTTCGAGTCGAAGACAAGCCTGTATTCCAGACAGCCCTTTCACAGTCTAACCAGATTACGATTCGAGGGCACCTTGGGATGATGGCAGCGGTACAGCCATTCTTGTCAGGAAGTATCTCGAAGACTGTGAACCTTCCCCATCAGGCTACAGAGGAAGACGTTGCCTGGACCTACCAAACGGCATGGGAATTGGGTCTGAAGAGCGTCACCATCTATCGGGACGGGTCAAAGGCCAGTCAGCCCCTGGAAGGGAAGAAAGCCCGCTTCCGTTTGAAAGCCCGTCGGGAAAAGCTCCCCAATATCCGTGAAGGATTCACACACAAGTTCAACATCGGGGGGCAAGAAGGATACATCCATATCGGGAAGAATGAAGACGGGGAAATCAAAGAGTTCTTCGTAGACCTAACGAAGCATGGGGGAGCTCTCGCTGGTTGGGCCGACGCTCATGCTACGATTTGTTCGATTGCCCTCCAGTATGGGGTTCCCCTGTCAATCATGGCCGACAAGATGAAGGCAATGACCTTTGAGCCCTCTGGGATGGTGATTGAAGGACACCCCAGTATCAAGATGGCTACTTCGACCCTTGATTACCTGTTCCGGTTCCTGGAGGAAGTATCAGGGATGAATCAGGGAGTCCAGGACGAACCCAAAATGTCGAATCGACTGTGCAATCGTTGTGGGCATGTTCTGATGCAGACCGGCACTTGCTACACCTGTACCAACTGTGGGGACAACGTCGGTGGCTGTGGGTGATTCAGGATGGTTGAAGCTACAGTCTCATACACCTACGATTCCAGTGAACGGAATATCATCATAGGTGCTGTATCGAATGCCTTCGGCAACACCATCGCCCCATACCAGGTTCACACCCACCCCTACAAGAAGACCATTCATTTTGACGAAGTCCAGGTAAGAACCGGGGCCGAGACGATGTACGGGCTGATGTTTACCGTGAGGGACGGACAAGGCGAAGTGATGGGAAGAGTTCCCATCCCACTTGGGGCACGTTCATCTACCGTTAGGAAACTACTGACCCAAGCCGGGAAGATGGCTTGTTCTTCTCGGGGGTATTCAAGCCCATTCCTTCGACAGCCTCGGAATCTCAGGGCGGCTACAACGGCTCAGCAATGTCCGTATCTGTACCTGTACGCCAGACACATAATGGACTTCGTTGTAGCGTCGAAGCCTACATCGGGCGGTACTTTGGCTTTCCTGTTGGATTGGGGTGAAGCCAGGGACCTCATTGAAATCTTGGGACTGTGGAAGGAAGGCCCGATAGAATTTATGTGGGAGCGGTCGAAGACGAATCTTCAATTCGTTTGCAAGTTGGAGTTCTCCCGTAGTATCTACCGAACCGTCCTCCTGGTCCCGTTTGATGCTGAACTATTCATCCCAAAGACAAAGCTCCACACGGAGTTCGACAGCTACATTCCCTTTGAACAACCAGCACCCCATCTTGATGTCTCGAAGTTGGTTCCAATTCCTATTCCACCCCTACCAGCCGAAGTTCTGTACTTCGGCCCAGTCATCGACCTGTTCATCCCATGAACCCAATGTACACAGACGCTGCTATGATTCTGTGGAACAACTTCAGGAATTTGTGGTTCACGACCAGGCGGGCCGCATTTTTGATAGACCGGTTCAATTTCACGGAATGGGCCAAGGGTGGGGAACATCGGAAACGATTCTTAGACCGGAATGGGAAGATACTTTTGAGGATGGCTGAACAGGGCTTACTCAGAAGGATGCTGTACCACACCAAGGACCGACAACCGGTTTGGCACTGGCAGGTCGTGGAGAATCCAGACTTCGATTAGGGCGGCTTCAAACTTTTTGGGGCACAACTCTGACCTCAGAGTGTATCTACCTCAGTAGAAACTACGACGGAGGTCCACAATGGCAATGCCACAGTCACCGCATTTTGACACTACAGGTCCAACCTATACCGCTGGTATGGGCTGGTGGGCTACCTTCTGTGGGAAGGTGTCCCGAAAAGACCAGTCATCGTATTACCGGAACAAAGACGACTGTTTCGGCTGGATAGTTGAAACCAAGGAAAGATGCTTGATGCTCATTCGTGAATGTCGGGCACTGAGAATTCCTTTGTCTGCTGATACCAACTGGACCCCAGAATATCTGGAACTGACCGCTGAACACTATGTCCGTCAATGGTTGGCTGGAGAAGAACCGCCACACGTCGGGACTGAAGCTTTGCTGGCTTTTGCCAAAACCTTGGGAATCGAACCTGAAGATGTAGACCAGTCCAAGATTCTTCCGATGGTCCCAGTGAACAAGCAAGTCGTTCCAGGGGCTGCTGAGAAAAGGGCTGTCCTTGAAGACCGTCGAAAAATTACGATGAAGGAAGCGGCTGAAGCAGCCGCCTCTTCAGCCGCCGCTGATAGGGCTTATATGATGAAGGGTAGTAGGGGTAGTGCAATCAAAATCAATTCAGGTGACTTGTCCCCTCGACCCATCGAAGGGATTGCCCTGCTTGACACGTACCGAATTCAAACCACCCTTAGCAAAAAACGGGGGCTTGGGATTTCGCATTTCGTCTATGAAATCCTGGAAACAAGTCCCCCTGGGATGGCGATGCACTACCGTGACCTTGCCAATATCTTGATCAAGAACGGCCACAAGAAACCCACGACCCCGGCGAAGAACTATCAAGGGTCGGTATGTACTGCAATTCTTCGTATGGCTGAAGTCCAACGAGGCGCTGGCGGGTGGGTATGGCTCAAGTAAACCTAGAACCTGATTGGTGGGACCCTTCTGTCCCGATACTTCTACAAGGTATCAAGGACTCAATCCTGCAAGAAGGGTCACGGGTCTGGCAGTCACTAGTTCTCTGCCACAGTCAGGACATCGTGACCATCAAGAACTGGTTCATACTGAACGATACTGGACTGAAACCCTGTAAGGTTGTCCACAACCGCAATCAGGAACGGATTGATTTCCCGGTAGGTGGTAGTAAAGTTCATCGCATTTGGATCGGGGATTCACCGGTGTACACGGACAACCCGATAATGACCACGATTCTGTGGTACACCTTCTTCTTAGATTCTAACCCGCTATGCAAACCCAATTACATCATCATCGGTGACATTAACGAATAGAGGCCAGCCGTCCCGTGCTGGACGACTGGCCAAGTACCATTCCTGGCGGCTGGTTACTCACACCGTTCGCTGAAGACTTCAGTGTCGCCGGCTGGTAGCTAGACCACCGGGTCGATCCAAAGTTTAGCGTGCCAGTCTAGACCCTATTATACCATTTCAACTATTGTTTTGGAAAGTGGGGATTTTTCTCTTGACCCAACCCCACCCAGACGTGTAGAAAACAGGTATAGAGGGGGAAAAATTGGCGGGCATAGACTTGAATACCTACTATCCTGACGTGGTACGAATGGTCCACAAGAGGTTCCGAACCTATGGCATCCCCCCAGAGGATTTGATTCAGGAAGTCTGTGTAGCCCTTTTGAAGAAAAACAAGGGGTCTAATTCATTTGATACCGCCCGTGGGATGAAGCCGTCGTCGTACATCTATATGGTCGCCCGGTCTACGGCTTTGAATCTTAATCGACACAACCGACGCTACTCGAAGGAAGTACTGTGCAACACTTCCGAGCGAAAAATGGACGTGTGGCACGAAGAGATGATGAAGGGATTTGAAAACCGAGAAGTGGTACACCAAATCGACGCTTTCCTAGCCCCGACCTTCCTATTCCGTTTCCTTTTCCGATTACGGTGGTGCGAACAGAAATCAGATACTGAGATTTCTCGACAGTTGGCCTGGAGCCTACCCAGGACAAGGAACGCTATCGCTGATATGGAAACGACCATCTGGCAGAACATCTTCATCGAAGCCTGACTTCATACTTCGTTTATAACTGGGGACTGGTAGCAAGGAGGTTCCTAATGAATTGCTCTACTATCGCTAATCGGGTCGCTTCACGGAAAATGGCCGGGTACTCCCCGACGCTGAATCTAGCAATCTACAGCAAGGCAAAGACGAAGAAAGCCTTGAAAGAAATCGTCAAGAACAACCCTGAAAATCCACCGTTGGATATGTCTGAAGGTGCTCGAGGGCCCTACGGAACCCCGGAAGAGTACCGGAATTACAAAGGTTGGACAGAACTCATTGTGACGAACCAGACGCAGACGTGATTCGCTGAACTGACCTACCGTGGTGGCAAATGGAAAGTGACGGCCTAAGAGGGAACCAATGCTTCAACTGACACAGCCCTACAACAACCTGACGAAAGCTCGGGGTGTTATTGAACTCCTATTCAATGACCATACGACCCCCGGCGTCATCTACATCGTAGAAGCAAGTCAGACCCTCAGTGGTTCGTACACTGAAATCAAGAGGTTCCACAGCAACTACGGTTTTGTTGACCAGAATAGCGTGAAGCAAGCCGCCCAGGAAATCTGTGGGGCAGCCCGTAAGAAAGGCTGTTCCTTCATCTTTGCACCAGCGACCTATTCGTTGGACGTTGACCATACCTTCTATCTGAAGGTGACGAAACTTACCCCCCAGCGGTACGCTGGTGCGGCCTTAGCTGGCTCAATTACAGGGGCGAATACCTTTGTAGGCCCTGGCAAAGACTTTGCGGCCCTGGGAGTGGTAGCTACAGACACATTGCTTGTCGGGGAAGGACTCGGAACAGTGATCACGACTTACCCAATCGCAGCGGCTTTAGGGACGCTGATTACTACTTCGGGGGCTCCGGCCCTTCCAGCCCCTTCCTTGAACAATACCTACCAGGTCTATGAAACCGAAACCTACAGTGAAGCAATCTACATGGTCACTGACTCACTGATTGGTCGTACCGCTGCTCCTGTGCTGTTGGTTCAGGGGACAGCCCCTAATGGGGCTACCATCGCAGACAGTCAGTTAATTGTGTTCCCCAGACAAATCTGGTGGATACGTCTTGAGAACCTGAGCTTGAATGACATCTACGTTGCCTATGACGATGAAGGTGACGAATTCCTGATTCCAGCCGGTGAGTTTCTAGCCCGAGAATCGGGGGCTACGAAGCAGCTACTTGTTCGGGGTAGTGGCGGGGTAGCGGCCTACCAAATGACACTCAATTTCATCTGATACCATCTCCCTTTCTTTTTCCTTGACACCTTCGTACCTACCCAGTAGTTTGTGCGGGTAGGGGGGGAGATAATGGTTTACCATACCGTAAGAGCAATGCTACTGGAAAAGCAGACGTCGCTCCACAAAGAGTGTCGGCTCCGGAACCTCCCTTATACTTCCATCCGAGAAAAACTGAAGCGGGACCATGCGTCCTATTCCCGCCTTCGTGATACGGTCAACTCATTGGGACTGAATTGGTCCGATGTCGTTTGCCGGAATGAAGTTTATAGGGCACAGACTGAAAACTAGGTGTATTTAAGTTGAACCCTGGCCGACCCGGTTCAAAGAACCACTGTTCGGCCTAACTGAAACAGACTCGGGCTCTGCATCTTGCACAGCCCCAGCACTGGGGGAAACAGATGGAAATCTACCGTGACCTACCTCAAAACTACACAGAGCTCGTTCAAATGTACACCGGCTGCATCAAGAGCGTGATCTTTCGACACCGAATCTGGAATTCGGCGGTTGATGATATGTTCCAGGATGTTGTGACCCGCCTTATCGACAACGATATTATCGGGCGGTACCACATCCTGAATGAGGAATGGGTGATTGAAGGTCGGAAATCCAGACCCTTCAGAGCCTACCTCATTACCACAGTCCGAAATCATCTCCTGAATCAGATGTCGAAAATCAATCGGAATCCCAACACTTTCGCCCTGACCACTGATGGCTATGATGCTGGTGATGGTGGTTCTAGTTACGAGTACTACGGGGTTTCGACGAAAGACGACCCCCTCGAAAAGTTGATTGTGAAGGACACTTTCGCAAGGGTCCGGACACTGGGTATCAAGTACGGGACTACGATTCTTCAGGACATCCTTGAAGGAAAGACGTCTCGGCAGATTGCCATGGACCTCAAGGTTCCCATCAAAACCGTAGAAAAGAGCCGTCTGGCGATACAAGACGCCTTGACAGTTTAGTTGTCTATTTATAGCCTCCCTTCTAGTGGAGGGTTGCTATGAACCAAGTCAATGCTTTCTGTCTTCGTGAAGCCGCTATGGAAAAATGGGCGTCAATTCCAGAACCTATGCGGCTAAGGATTGCGTACTCCGATATGTTGGCATCAACAACATACAACAGCCTCGGGTTGGGTATCGCCAAAGTCCTCCAACGGGCTGGTGTCATTGTACCCACCCTTCCAAACGGACGTATCGACCGCAAGCACCCTGACATCCGGAACTTCGGGAACCAAATTTTCAATACCGTAGTCAAGATTTCCCAACGGACTGACATTGCTGAAGAAATCATCCAGAACAAACTGACTGAATTCCTGGGGACAAAATTCCACCATCTCCAGTCAAATCTGGACGGCAAGGATTTCGCTGATGCAAAGGCGTATGTCCTAGTCGCTATGAAGAACGCCGCTTACACCTATTTGAAGAACGAAGGGGTCAAGGTACGTAAGGAAGTTAGTCTGGACACAGTAAAGAATGACGAAGGCCACCCGGATGAAAGGCTGATGCTCCAGGTCGTCGAAAAGGTACTCGACGACACACAGGAGAAAGGAATCAAGCAGAAAGACTGGTGGAAGCACCCGGCGTGGAGAAGTGTCGTAGACAACATCTACAAAGACCTTATCCGAAGAGACCGTGAAGAAGAGAACAAGACGAAGTCTGGAATCACGATTTCGTACCTGAAGCTTTTTGAATTGGTCTTTGAGAACGGGATGACAACTTCACAGGCTGCCAAGGAACTGATTCGACTGAATGAAGATATAGAGGTTAAGGATTGGAGGACAGTCCGAAACCGTGCCCGCAAGGTCAGGGACAAGGTTCAAAACATCATCGACGTCGTCATCAAGTCACTTCAAAGGGAAGGACAGCTTGAAGAATTCTTCGACCTAGTCAGCGACTAATCGCCCATTCCCAGGCCCAATAATCGCTAAACCTCAAGTTTCCTCTGTATGATAGGATGGAGGTTGAAGGTTTATGGACCATAAAACAGCTACAGCTTTGATGAAAGGGATTGAACTTCCTAGCGGACTACTGGCCTATCGGTTAGTACTGACTGTCCTCTGTTCGATTGTTCTTTTCTGTGCCAGCTTCATTGGGTACGGGGCAAGGGTTGAAGAACGTCTGACCGTCTGGTTTTATCAGAAGTTGATTGAACGGGCTAGAAGCCCCTACATCCAGAATGAAATGGGTGAAGAACGGGCGATAGCACTCTGGTACCTACTAGTAGACCGCCTGGTCTACGAACTGGAAGGTTAGCCCATTATCCACTTACAAGCACAGCCTGACAGTGAAAAGCTTTTCAAGATGGGGAGTGCCATCTGTGTCATCCCGATTTTCAAGCTGGAGTTCTGGAAAAGGTTTGTTCAGTTCCTTGAGAAACGGTCTGACTGGGGGTACGCCGGTATCTTTGAGGAAGAGACCCTCGGGGCAAGCTACCACACTTTCATATTCAGTCAGGCGTCCTTCCAGTACAAGCTCCTATTGCCGGCATCCCTGACTGTCCCAGTTATACTGTACCGTGGGGCTCAATCTTACTACTTGTGCCTGGAAGACGTAGTCATGGACCTTCAGGCACTGATTGACGCCGCCCAGACTTGCTTCAAACTCGAAGACAAGAAGATGAACTCCATCCCGGTATTCCCCCTGCTCTAAAAATAGGGCATAACTCCAGAGCCAGAGTGTATCTACTATAGAACAACCAGAAGGGTTCAATGCCTACAATGAAAACAGTCAAATGTCGGGTACCTGGGTGCGACTTTGAAAGCCCAGTTCTCGTAGACCACCTACGAACGGAACATTCAATGTCCGTTAGTCAATACGTTGATTCCTATCCTGGAGCCCCTTGGGCAACGGATGAAGCCAAAAAACAACACTTCCAAAAGGCACCCAAACGCGAAGGGTCTAAACGTTACAAAGACACGATTAGCATTGCTGGTGTCCGGTTGAAGAAAAGTCCCGCATCAGTTCTCCGTGGGTCAAAGCGTCCGTCAATGTATGAATATCCGCCTAATCAAGCCCGCATTGCAGCGTTGATGCTGAAACGCTGTCAGGCTGGTCAGCCCCGAAACATCTATGTCTGGGGGGCAGCCGGTACAGGTAAGACGGCTATGGGTCGGGCTATTGCTGCTGACTTGAACTACGAGTTCAGCCTCTACAATCTTCGTGACAATCTGGACATCGAAATCACACTGGGGACTATCGAAGTCGTTGAAGGGACAACCGTTCCTAAGTTGGGGACATTGGCCGAAGACCTTCAAGGCAGATTGGACCCTGTGACCGGGAAACGTCGTCCAGTCTTCATTGTGATGGATGATGCTGATAGGGCCCCCGCTGCCATTGCAGAAGTGCTTCGGTCGATTCTTGATTCAGAAGCCCGTCAAGCGTTCATCCCTGAGTGCAACACGTGGGTTGATGTTCACCCTGAAACTGTAATCTGGGCAACGGCTAACTCTAGTGGACGGGGGGATGATACGGGTCTGTTTTCTTCTGTGGAAGTTCAAGACACGTCCCTTCTCGACCGGTACCATCGAGTCGTAAAAATGGAATATATGTCAGAGGAATTCGAGCGAAAGATTCTGACACACAAGTTCCCAAACATTGAAGCCAAGATGCCGGGGATTCTGTCCAGTTTGATTGGCCTTTCCAATGACATCCGTCAGGCCATTGACGACAAGTCTATCCTAATCAACTTCGGTCATCGCCCGATGGTAAATTTTCTGGAGGCTCTGGAAGACTTGTTCGACTTCACGAAGGACTCAGGTTCTTCCCAGAATCTTGACGAACTGGCTAGGGAAGCGGCTTCTCAAACGATTCTGGATTGGTACTCCGGTGAAACCCGTGAAATCTTGAAGCGGCTCGTTGAAAGCAACTTCTAGGAGACCCCTATGTCCCGTAAATACTTTGAATACACCCATGAACGTGTGGCACGAATCCTTGCGGCTGATGCGGATGTGCGGCTGATTTCGCAGGGGGTTGAATTCTACAACTTCAACGACTTCACGTTCCTTCCTTTCAGTGAGCGTATTGAGACCTGGATGAAGGACAACCCCGGTGCGTTCCCAGGCCCTTCTACTGTATCAAGTATCGCTTTCCTGTCAGAACAAGAGATTCAACGACAGGTAAAGACACACGGGAACAACACTATCGTTATCGCAAGGACCCCACCAGATTCCGATTTGACCCAGGAGATGATCAACGCCCTTGAAGGTGGCATCAAACACGAAATCGCACACAGCCTTTTCAGTCAGCGTGGGAGATTAGACCAAGCTGAACTGAATTCCTTCATCCGTATGCACTGGAAGAAGGAAGTTGACTATTCCAAGCAGGGCTTCCAGAAGTGGGTGGGCATCTACGAAGATGAAATGGTAGAACGGCTTGAATGTCTAAGGCATCGTGGGGCCAGACGGCAGCTAAAGGAACTGGCTCTATTCATCCTTGCCATTGAAAAGTCCAGCCCAGCAACCGGTGACGGTCAGGCAATGGCTCAGGTATCCTGTTGCATCCGAGACTTGCTACTGAATGTGAACTACGAGCCAGACCCTATTGACCTATCCGAGTACTACACCCCAACAGTACTTCAATTCGTGAAAGACAACTTTGAAGACATCCTGGCAGATGCGGTCAAGTCCGAATCTTCCTATGGGACACTGGCCTTAGTGATGCAGACTTGTAACCGGCTTCACGACCTGTTCCAGAAAAGGAAAGAAGACCAGCAAGACCAGCAAGAGGACAGTAGTACTGGTGACCAGGACGAAGAACAGGATTGTGCCGGTGAGGACGACCCCAATCAGGACAGCAAGGGGAAAGGTAAAGGGGGGAAAGGAAAGGGACAAAAAGGAGATAGTGAGAACAAGGACGACGAAGAACTTGATGCGGATTCACTGAATGACTTGCTTGACGACCTGATGAAAGACACGGAATCTGACCCTTCAAAGGATGAAGGGGAAGAAAAGGGCGAAGGACAGGGAGAAAAGGGCGAAGAACCAGGGTCTGAAGGAACAGAACAGGGCAATTCAGGGCAATCAAGCCCTTCTCCAGACGCTGGGCCTCAATCGGGTGAAAACTCTAGTGGTGACAGTCCTAGAGTTTCTGAAGGGGACCTCCAGTCCAAAGTTGCTGAATTACTCAAAGACTTGATAGAAGAGGGAACGGATGAATCTGGGACTCCAGTTGAATTGAATGTCCGGGGCAGGGATGTCCTGAAGGCATTAACAGACCTTGTCGAAGAATCCCAGAAGGGGTCACAGGGACAGGCTTCAAGTCAGACTTCGATGTACCCTTTAACGACAGAATTTGACGAAGTCCACTACGTAACTGAAACGGATGCTTCGGCCTATGAAGCTTCACGTCAGGAAGTGCTGAAACAAATCAGCTATTACAGACAGCGGTTCGTGAACACGCTTCTTGGGATGCGAAAGTCTCGCACTGTGAGGAAGCAAGTCCGGGGACGATTTGACCCAAGGAATGCTCACCGAGTCGTCACCGAAGAAAACCCCCGTTCCTTCCGACAGAAGATACTGTCCCCTAAGAAGTCCACTTGTGTGGCTGTGTCCCTGGATGAATCGGGGTCTATGGATGCCAATATCGCCCGTCAAATCGCAATCAGTCTATCTGAGCCGCTGTCGCAAGTGAACATCCCTTCGTTCCTGTTTGGGTGGGGAACCCCCCAGGATGGTAATAATCCCAGGGATAATGTAGACAGCATTGTTCCTGGAATGGACCTACAGGAAGTGAACAAAAGGTTCCATCGGATGGTTGGTGTCCGTTACCGTATCTACAAGGATTGGGGTGAATCCTACCAGGCTGTCAAGAATCGCCTTGGATGCACCCGCACTGATTCGTACACGCCCCTTTGTGAAGGGGTAGAAGCGGCGGTCAAAGCGGTGATGAATCGTCCAGAAGACCGCAAGGTGGTCTTCGTTATCACAGACGGTACTCCGTACTACGGCTATGGCAATCCTGACCCTGACCCTGAACAGAACGCTAGGTACTTCAGTATCATCCGCCGGATGTGCGATGAAGCCAAAAGTATGGGCATCCACGTCATCGGCGTGGGGGCTGGCGGGAATTGTAGTTACCTTAGTACCATCTTCCCGGACTACATACTTGAAGAGAGTATGGACCAGCTTCCGATGGCATTGTGCCAAAAACTGAATGAACTCCTCGTTGATTACAAACTGAGGGCCACTGTATAGGTACCTGATGAAGAAGCTTGAACAAATGACCGACAACGAAATCAAAGCCATCGTTCCTTGCTATGGGAACTTTGACGCTGCCGTTGAAGAATGCTCAGAAGAATTCTGTGACTTCACTGACCAGTGCCGGGTTAGGACTGCAATTCTTGTATCTGTCGTCGGTGATGAAATTGAAACCCAGGAACAACTACGAATTGAAGCCCTAGAACGAAGGGCTCAGTTGATTCGAGACGCTGACGTAAAAACCGATGGGGTCATGGCGTCTGAGGTCATTGACATGGTTGATGACCCGACTACAGCAACACCATCATTCAAGAGGGACATCTAATGGCTGAAGACAAAAACCTGACGAAACAAATCAAGACCGTGATTGGGAGTAGCCTCGCTGCTTTGCTTGAAGTAGCCGGTGATTCTGACATTGACCAGGGTACAGCCCTTGACTGGATGATAAAGAACGCTAAAGGGAAGCAGGACATCCTGAAAGGGACACTTCGACAGCGTGGACTCGTTGAATTGAATCCAACCGACCGGCAAGCAGTTCTTGATGGGAAGCTTGGGGTGGTATCCGTTACCTTCACTGACACGAAAGTCGTCATCAAGAAAGGTGCTGACATTGATGCGATTAAGGAACAGCTTGGTGATGAAGTCTTCGACAAGCTGTTCGAGACGAAGACGACTTACACCCCAAAGAAGACCTTCGATGAATCCCTGAGTGCATCTGTGTTGAACAGTCCAGTCAAAATCAAGGTGGCGGCTTCGATTGAATACAAGACGAATGAACCCAGAGTCAGCTTCCCCAAGGCTCCTACCGCCCGATAGAACCCAAATCCTACCTCACTTGTTGTTTGAATACACTTCGGGCGTAAATGGGGGTGTGTGAGGAAGCGACTTCGATGAAGGAAACCCGCTTCAATTCAGGTGATTTTGCAGTTGAAGGTACCTAAAACCCTTCCTGACAGGTTAACCCTGACTGCGTCTCTCGCTTGTCATTATCGCTACGCTAACTACTGTAACTGGAATCATCATCACATCATCTTCTTCAGCACTGAAATTTAACGGGTAGGAAGAAAAGTCATTACAAGTTAATTTAGTTAAGGTATCTGGATGCACAGTCCCTTTTCCTTTTTCACTTGTAATAGGGCCAGCCAGGTTGGGAACCTGGTTCGTCCTATCGGATTCATGATTAAGTCCCTTCTGAATCAGACACTTTCCCTTGGGGGTATTCATTCCGTAATCCTTCCGTGGAAGCCCTAAGAGCTTTCCCCCCAAATGGCGGCTTCGATTCATTCGTGAATCATCATCCCGTGAAGCTGCCCCTGATAGCATAGGTGATAGAAATCGAAGTGACTCGAAATCATTTGTCGGTTCAATGTGATATTGCATCATCAACATTGCCTCTAGGTCCTCCCCTTCGGGCCTCAGTTGAACGATGAAAAGGATGATTCGTCCAACCGGGAACCAGTTTCATCAAGGAAGATGGGGAAGTCAAGGGATTTCAGCGGTAATGGATTTATGGATTTCAGGTGGTAGGGGTGCTTCAATGGTAAACAGACTGACATCAACTGAAGCTGTGGCTACCTTGCCGGGAGTCATCATTGGACTTCTTCGGCATCAGTTGACTGCAAAGGTTTCAAGGGTTGGAACGGTGAAGGTAGCCATCATCAGTGGCACTAGGTTCCAGATGACCCTTCATATCGACGACTGGAACCTTTTGATGGATAACATTCTGTACGACCCTGAAACGATTTCAGACGGTGAAGATGAAGTGGGGGGTCCAGCGGTTCCTTCGTCTTCAATGCCCTATCGTCTGGGTACCTACTTGAAACCTAAGTCCGCTACCCGTGTTCAACACCGCTTCAATCCGAGAACTCCAATCAATCTTCGGTTGATTACCTACGACCCAGACGCCTTCAGGTCAAAAATTCAAACGGAACTCACCCGTATCTTTGTATAGTAATCATGGACATTAACTGAGGAGGTTCCAATGTCAGACAACCGAGTTCCGTCAATCCCAAGAGAAGGTCGTGACCCTAAACCGGATGAGAAGTATGTTCACGCTGCGTGCCGTCGGCCTGGTTGTACCAGTATCCGATGTACGACTTCACAGGTGGGTGGATGCACCCGGTTCAAGTGTGCCGAGTGTGGGTACACCTATTCCGTCCAGGTCGGCGGGGGTTTCAATCACTAATGCCCAAGGTAGTTGGACACGAAGTAGCCTACCAGCGGCTAAAGGACGGCTTTCAACAGTCTGATACGGTCTCCTTTCTTCTGTACGGGGATGAAGGGGTCGGAAAGCGGACTGTCGTGAAGAAAGTCGTCCTTGAACTGTACGGGAAAGGTCCCCACGAAGACGTACACTGGTTCAAGCCCGACGGCAATTCCCTCAAGATTGCTCAGGTGCGGGAGCTCCTGGGGTTGATGTCGTTAATCCCCAGGGCTCCCTATCGGCTGTTTGTCATTGAAGGGGTGGACCGGATGACAACGGCTGGGGCAGATGCACTATTGAAGTCGCTTGAAGAGGGGCCAGCCCAGTGCCGGTTCTTTCTAGTGACCAATCAGCTTCATAATGTTCCAGGCACAGTTCGTTCCAGGTGTGCCCCGATTCCCTTCTACCGTCTATCAGATGAAGTCCTGACTCCATTCCTAATCAGTCGGGGGGTACAGGCCGGTAACGTCAAGACGGCTCTAGCCTACGCAGAAGGTTCAATCGGTAGAGCCCTAGCCCACATGAATAAGTCTTTGGGGTCAGTCAGGAAAAGGTCGATGGCTATGGTTCAGGCGATAGTGAAAGGGCCACTTGAAAATGTTGGTCAGGTTCTAGCTACGTACCCCGACGAATCCTTGCTACCAATCCTCCAGGAAATGGTCAGCATTTTGAATGACGTGATTCGGTTTCGTGCCGGCGGGTTTGATGCTGTGTCAGGTGTGGATGGAATAGACCTGTACCGGGAACTAGGTACAGAGTTCGGAGATAAGGCAGCCGATGTTCTCGAAGGGTTCTGCAACCTCTTTCAAATTTCGGGTCGGCCAATCAATATGAGATTCCAGTTGGAAACCCTGATTGTGCTGTCCAGGGTTCGGGTTCGTATGGGGGGGTCAAAGTGACAATCGCTACTATCAATCCGCTGAAGCCCCCTGATTCGATTCTTGTGTCTGGTGATGAACCCTACTTCTACGCCAAGTCGCTGGAGTACCTTCGGGAAAGACTGTCACGGACCCACCAGATAACAGACGTGTGGTGTACGGACAAGACTAGGGGTGGAGAAGTCCTACTTGAACTGGAGCACCGCCCCTTCTTTATGACCGGATTTTCCCGTGTAGCCATTTTCGTTTGGTATGTCGAGAAGGTCAAAGACCGGAACAAACACCTAAAAGCCTATCTGGACGACCCCTGTGACACCACCACGGCAGTCTTTGTAGTGAGTCAGGGGTCAAGGGCGGGTGGAGCTTTTTTGACCGCTGCTGCGACTTCTGGGGTTCATTTTGAGGCAAAGAAGCTTGTAGCTAACCGGAAGGTGAACCAGTATGCCGACTGGATTAGTGAATATCTGATGGACAGGGGACTGAATCTTCCGCACGAATTGTGTCTTGCAATCCACGAACATGTCGGGAGTGACCTCTTTGGGCTTGAATCAGAGTGTCGGAAGCTCCTCACTTTTGCCAATGGGCGTCAGATTTCATCGGATGAATTCTGGAAGGTGATGACCCACCGTCGAAATCTAACCGCCTTTGACCTGTGTGATATGATACTTCAACGGCGGGCTACTTCTGCAATGAAGACCCTCCAGTCAATCTACGAGTCTACTTCATTGGAAGTGGGTGACCCTACTCTTTTGATTCTAGGGGCTCTACAGCGGAATGTCCTTATCTGGTTCAAGGTTCTGACAATGGCCAGTCGGAATGTGCCATTTGAAGAAATCGCTGAAATGGTCAGCCTCCCTCAGTTTGTCGTAGAGAAGATTATGTTCAGGCAACTGAGGAAAATGAAGCCGATGGTACTGGTACAAGCCCTGGCCCGTCTATGTGAAGCTGACTATAAAGTGAAGTCCGGGTCACAGGGTCGCCTCTTAGTCGAAGCCATTGTCCTGGAACTCGTTGGAAGAAAAAAGGGCACAACTCGCCTCGAAGTTGTATATGACTACGAAGGGGGTTAGAAAATGGCCAAAGTTTTGCTGGTTATGAACGACAAACGTGGGAACCCGACAACCGTCATGGGAATTTACTTCTGCGGTAAAATCACTGAATCGGGTCGGATGCACGTTGTTATCAAACGCTATCGGAGCCCCTACGAAGCCTATAAGAAGGACGGTCTGTCAGCGATGACGGAGCGTTCTTTTTTGACTGATACGGTCCAGACAGGGCAGGACCTAGAAGTGGTCGGGGCCCAATACAAGTCACTTGTCCTGACCGTGATTCAACGCCGGGGCGGTGTAGTCGTTGATGAAGACGATGCCCATCGGCGGATTATGGGGAAGCAATGGAACGTTTCAGAGGCAAAGGCAAAGGCATGAAAGAAGATACTACGGAAGTCATCGGGAGTCGGATTTTCATTAAGGAAGGAACCCTCACGAAGGTAGCTAACCGTTGGGTCATTACCCCATCAGGTGAAGAAGCGACCCAGGTCGAAGACCTCTTTTCAAACCTGGAAGGTGAAGAAGTTCGGTTGGTCCTGGTGTCATTGGAAGACGCAGCCCGTCTTGCGGCTTTGCTTGAAGCTGAACGGGGAATTGAGCCCCCACTGGCAGAAGTGAACCCACCCAAACGGAACCCAAAGTACGTCCCCCCAGAACCGAAGTGAGGAATCGCTGTGATTATATCAGGACAAGTTGAACATATCGTTTGGAGTGACGTAGACGAACGGGTTTTCATCTTCAAAATGAAGCTGGAATCCGGTGGCCGCTGCGGTGCCAGAGGGGTCGTTCCGACCCACAATCTCCTTCGTGGGTTGAATATCCATCTCGAAGGGGATTTTGAAGACACGAAGTACGGGAAGACTTTTGTCTTCAAACGCTTTGGGCTGAAGAAGGATAACACTGTCCAGGGGATTGTCTGTTACCTACAGTCGATGGTCGAATCAATCGGCCCGATTACAGCCAAGAGAATCGTTGATAAGTTTGGGGTGGATACGGTCAACGTGATGATGAATGAACCCAAACGCTTGAAAGAATTCCCAGAGTTCACCACCGCTGCTGGTGCCGCCCGTTTGAAAAGAATTGTCAAATCTTTCCAGCAAACTTCCCGTGAAGCCGTCGTGATGTCGTTCTTTATGGGTAGTGGGCTTGGGGTTGACCAGTCAAGGTCTCTGTTCCGAAAGTGGGGTGACAAGGCCATTGATATCGTCAAGGAGAACCCATACAAGTTGATGGCGATTGACCGGTTTGGCTTTATTGCCGCAGACAAGGTCGCCTACAGTCTCGGTGTTTCTGCTGACGACCCTAACCGGATTATGGCCGCTATCTACCATTCCATCGTAGATGTCGGACAACGTAACGGTCACGTGTACCTTACTCGAAGTGAAGTGTACTCCAATGTCCTAGACCTGGCTAACCGACCGGGTGTGCGGCGTTTTGGTCGTGACATCCTGGAATCAGAGATTCGGGAAATGTGTATTCGGATGGCAGCGGTAGAAAATCAGTGGTGTCGTCTTCATATTGAAGAGAATCGAATCTACCCTCGGTGGTCCTACGACCACGAACGCTATTCCGCACAGCGTGTCGTCGATATGATAGAATCCGGGGAAGACCATCGTATCGGTACTGACGAGGTAGTTGAAAGCTTCCTCACGAAGTACCAGGACCGGAACAGCATCAATTTCAGTGAACAACAGTTGTCCGGGTTCAGGATGGCTGTCAACAACCGCATCATGGTGCTTACAGGGCTTCCAGGGACTGGTAAAACCACTCTAATGAAAGCCGTGGTTGACTACTACACTGACCGGGGGCTTGATTTCCAGTTGATGGCCCCGACGGGTATTGCTGCAAAGCGGCTCAGTGAAATCACGAAGTTCCCAGCGAAGACAATTCATCGCTGTCTGCGGTACAAGGGTGCTACCTGGGATGTCAACAGCCAAGAACCCCTTCCGGCAGACGCCGCTGTGATTGACGAATTTTCGATGGTAGACCAGGAAGTCTTCTACCATCTTTTGAATGGGCTCCGTCCTGAAGCCCGACTATTGATGGTCGGTGACCCTTCACAGCTTCCCTCAGTTGGTCCTGGGAATGTCCTTTGGGAACTGACCCAGGTTGGGCTGATACCGCATGTCGCCCTCACTGAAATCTACAGGCAAGAAAAGGCTTCAGACATTGTGACGAATTCACATCGAATCGTTCACGGGCTGGCCCCTGAGATTCTGGAGGGCAAGGACAAGGACTTCCACTTCTTCAATATGCAGGACGAAGACCAGATACTTGGTCATATCTTGCACGCTTGCGAACGACTGACGGCGTTAGACAAACAATTCCAGGTCATTAGTCCAAGGCACGCCGGGACGCTGGGGGTGTCAAACCTGAATGACGCTATTCGGGATAGATTGAATCCGCTGTCTGGTCAGGCTGAATTGAAAGTTTCAAGAGACAGGACTTTCCGAGAACACGACCGGGTGATGATCACTCGAAATGACTATGAACGGGAAGTCTATAACGGTGACGTAGGGCGTATCGTTGCCATCATAGATAACAACCTTGTTATCGACATCGAATCCGCCGTTCAACCGATTCGTATCACGCTGCCGAAGTCAGAGGCACGTACCATCCTGAAGCTGGCGTATGCCATCACAGTTCACAAGTCACAAGGTCAGGAACACGACATGGTCATTATGCCGTTTGTCAGTGCCTTTGGGATAATGCTTCAACGGAATCTGTTCTATACGGCGGTGACCAGAGCAAAGAAGAAGGTTTTCATCTATGGGAACTGGAACGCTATCGTTCGTGCTGTCGGGAATAGCCGTGTCAAATCCCGCAACACCTACCTCTCTAATCGGATTCTTGAGGTAGCTGTATAGGTAGGTGCCATTGAAGGCTACAGGAGGATTGACTATGTGCACTCAAAAAGATTTGGAATCCCGACTTCGTTTCAACCGTGTGACCGATACCGCTTCTTTTGAACTGCGTGTTGGCCGGGAAAAGGTTTTCTGTTCGGCTGGTGCTTCATTGTCGGAGGATGCTAAAGCGAACCTCACGTTGGCAGAGGTTGATTTGGCGATGTTGATGGTGGGAAAGAAGTCCACGAAAGGGGCGTTGATGGCTGCGTTCGCCCGTGGAGCACTGACCGAGGGACAGTTCCGTGGTCGTTTGACGGCTGCGATGTTTCGGTATGATGCGTTGATCAAATCCGTCGAAAAGGTGAAAGAATGACAGACAGCGGTGGTGGAAGCCCTACAGACTATTTGAAGCGGTTTGAAGACCTTGTCAGTGGTGACCGGATAGAGGCGATGTTTACGGCCCTTGATGGGATGGTCATTGAATTGGATGAACTCCCGAACTGGGGTAGCCTTCAAACGAAAATCGCTGTCGTCCGTAATGCTTTGACCCAGGCCACAGAATTCCAGATTGAACTCCGAAAAGCCCAGCGTCTGGTGCTGGATGCGGTACGACGCAAGAAGGCCATCTTCCGAATCAAGATGACAGAGATGCTGGCCGAAGACGACAAGGTTCGTCGGCAGCCATCGCTATCAGACCGCAAGGCTATGGCTGAACACCTACTTCACGAATCAGTGCGTGAAATTGATAACCTGTCGCTGATTGCAGAAGACCTCGCCGCTGTCGAAGATGTAATCAAGACAAAAACTTCTGACCTGAAAGGGGTGCGGTCTGACCTGAATCTTCAGAAGTGGATTCTTCGTGAAGACCCAGACCGTAGTCTTACTGGGTCTGAAACTGACAGTATGCCAGCGAAGGACCTTCCTACTATCGAAGACATTGACGAAGAGATGTCGGAAGACCCGGTCGAACTTCCAGTGGAAGGTGACCCTGTTGACCAGCTAAAAGATTTTCGTGAATCACCCCCACCAGGGGAATCGTCCAAGCTCGAAGAATTGGCACTCGACCTGAATGACCTGTTGTCAGACCCCGAGCCCGAGCCAGAACCAGACCCAGACCCAGACCCAGACCCAGACCCTGAACCAGAACCAGACCCTGAACCAGACCCTGAACCAGACCCTGAACCAGACCCTGAACCAGACCCTGAACCAGACCCTGAACCAGACCCAGACCCTGAACCAGAACAAAAAGAATCCTGGGAGGGTGCCGCTGAACGGGAATTCGAGGCTTCACTGGTACAAGACGTCGTGGCTGCTGCAAAGCAAGAGCCCGAATCCGAACCGGTAGGATTCAAAGACGCTGAGACGGGTGAATTAGTTGCTGTAACGGCTTCTAATCAGGGCTGGCTCGACCTATTGGATAGCGGGGGTGGTAGCGATGAAGAACCTGACGAAGAAGAACCTGACGAAGAAGCTGAAGAGGCTGAAGAAGTTGACAACGAAGTTGACGAAGATGCTGACGAAGAGGGTGCGGAAGATTCAGACCCATTAGATGGGCTTCCTCAATCCGATAGTGCTGATGCTTCAGAAGATTCAGACCTGTTGGATAGCAACACCCAAACGATTCTTGACAAGATTGAAGTACCCAACGATGTGGTTCCAACCCAGGATGAAGACAACAGTGCGGGCAAGATTGACACTGGGTCTGAACTCAATTTCGATGATTTGCTCGAAGGACTGTGAGGGGAACTGTGAGGAAAGAACTAGAACTGTATCAGATAGTAGGTCCAAACACGGAGGAGACCAAATGACTGACCAGATGAAATTCGGATTCGACAACGCACCAAAGGATTTGCTCGACAGCGACAAACCTTTCAAGATGGAAGCCCGAGGTCAGACCGAGCGGGTGGCCATCGTGATGTTCGACGAGGACAAGGACGGAAACCTCGACACTGAACACGTCACCTTTGTCGGTGGCGAGACTCACTTCCATCCCGACCTTGGGATGATTCTCTCTAGCGATGAAATCGCTGGACTGTTGGGAACCGGCAAGGCCCGAATCGGTACGCTGGCCCTTATTTACAATACCGACAAGAACGGACAGCCCACGAAGCCACTCAACTTCACTATTGTCCCGTGGTACATGGACAAGGGCAAGTTCGACACGCTTCGTGAACACAACAAAGTCACGCCGCTTGCGAAGCACGACCTCAAGATTCGGGCTCCCAAGGACAAGGACCCCAAGTTCCAGAACATGGAATTCTTCGTCCAGAACGAGTCCATCTGGCAGATGAAGCCTGAACTCAAGGCCAAGGTTCTGTCCAAGGTTCGTATCCTTGCGAAGAAAGTGCAGGTTGGCCGCAAAGTCACCATCGAAGAAGTCCGAGAGAAGTTGGGTGTGGACGCTCCTTCTGCCAGCACTGGAAGCGAATCTTCCGCAAACTTCGACGACCTCATTGCCGGCACCTAGTCAGGATGCTTGCATTCGGATTCGACCCATCACTCCGAAATTTCGGTTGGGTTCTTGTGGATTCAGACGCTCCTCCTGTTGGCCGAATAGTTGACAGGGGGACGTTCCACACGACTCCTCGAATGTTCTTCGTAGACCGCTACAAATATCTTCAAGACCAGGTAAGAACACTTCTCCAACGGTATCCTGATGTGCGTTTGGTCGGGACAGAATCACCTGTCTTTGGTTCATCCTATTCAGAAGGTCTGTATGGGCTGTACCTGTACTATCTCCAGGCACTTCGGGACTGTCGTTGCGATGTTGTTCTGTTTGCTCCAGGCCAGCTTAAAGCGCTGGCTCGCGGGCATCAGGGCGGTCGGAAGATGTTCAAACAGGACATGATTGATTGGGCAAAGAAGCTGGTGGCGCCTCCTGGGGTGAAGAAAGCAAAGATGCGGTTGAACAACCATGAAGCCGACGCTATGGTAGCTGGTTGGTTTGGAGCCAGGTTCTTCAAGTACTTAGCTGGTGACCTCAGTGACGACGACCTCAATGTCGTCGAAACCCACGTGTACCTAAGAGAGTACCGAATTACGAAGGGACTACGGGCGGGGCTTGTATTGAAGAAGGGTCTGGTCTTCAGAGAAGGGGACCGTTACTTCATTTTTTCAAAGGATGACTTAGAATCACCGGAGGTTTCCTAATGGCGAAGAAAGCACGACCAAGGTCACTGGCAGCAGTCAAGGCCCTTGAAAAAACCCTGGGACTCATTCCTATGAAAGAAGGGAAGGACGAACTCCCAGCGGTATCCACTGGAAACCCCCTCATTGATTATGGGTTCGGTGGGTTTCAATGTTCTGGTCTCCCACGGGGGCACATCATCGAACTCTATGGCCCAGAGTCGTGTGGGAAATCCACTTTGGCAGCCCAGATTGCTATCGACTGTCTTCGGAAGGGTGGGACAGTAGTTTACAACGATTACGAACACACGATGCGGCACCAGTATGTCCGTACCCTTGGGATGGATTTCGACGACGACAACTTCTTCCTGTACCAGCCTGAGTACTTTGAACAAGGAGCCCATATCGCTGGCCAGTTCTTAGCGGCTGGTGTTGACCTGATAATTTACGATTCGTTGGCAGCGATGGTTCCCAGGAAGATTCTGGAGTCTGACAACATCATTGACAAAGATGACCGTCTTGGCCTCCACGCCGCCCTCACAGGCCGTTTCTGCAAGCTCCTGAACTACTGGAACACGAAGTATGGGAAACAAACGGCAGTTCTCTTCCTGAACCAGATGCGAACTGGAATCAATCTGACAGCCGGTGGGGGAAACAGCGCCTTTGAAACCACGACAGGCGGTAAGGCGCTTCGTCACTACGCTTCCATTCGGATGTCGATGAAAGTCATCGGTAAGGAACTGAAGGAATTTGTGGACCCCCTGGAAAAGACCAATAAGAAGATTCCCCTGAATATGAAGGTCCGTTTCATTTGCGTGAAGAACAAGGTTACGGCTCAGCAAGGGTCAAGCGTTGTGGCTATGATGCGGTTTGGTGAAGGGTTTGATAAGTCCAGAACTGTGCTGGACCTGGCTCAGCTTCACGAATTGGTTGTGAAGTCCGGGTCTTGGTACAGCTACAAGACTGCTACAGGCGAAGAACTGATGAAGGTTCAAGGGATTGAACAGGTCCGAACCTTCATGCAAGATAATGAGGCCGTCTATCTCGAAATCGAAAAGTCGCTGATGACACTTGTCGAGAAGCTTTCAAAGACTCAGATGCAAGTCTCTGATTCGGACTTGAAGCGGATCGAGGCGAAGGGGGCCGGAACTGACGACGATGACGAAGAAGACGACTTGTATATCACCGACGAAGACCGGGCAAAGTTCGCCAAAAACGAGGACATGGATGATATGCCCGGTGTAGATGGAAAGGTTGCCAAGGATGAAGAAGACCCCGACCTTTTGCCCGTCGATGAGGAACAAACATGAAAATCCGGATTCAAAACTACCAGTCCATCAAGGACACTGAAATCCAGGTGAAAGGGTTTACAGTTGTCGCCGGTGAAACCAATGTCGGCAAGTCGGCATTGGTTCGGTCCGTAAAGGGATTGATGACCAACCAGGGGGGCAACCACTTCATCCATAAGGGTAAGGGGGTTGTCCGTGTGGAATTGAATGACGGAGACAAGGTCGATGTCATTTGGGAAAAGGGAAAGGGAGTCAACCAGTACACTGTAAACGGTGACCTTCTGAGTTCTGTGAATCGGGGCCGTCCAGACTTTCTGGAAGGTCTGGGGTTCGGGGAACTTGTGTCGGGGTCCGATAGGGTTGTCCCTCAGATAGCCGACCAGCACGACAGTAGCCGACCGTTTCTATTGGACAAGTCCGGGTCCTTCATCGCTGAAGCAATCTGTTCGGTGACTGGGATTGAACGGGTGAACCCTGCTATTCGGATGGGTGAGAAACGACTCCGAGACTTCAAGAGCCAGCTTAAAGTCCGCACTTCTGACCTGGAAGACGACCAGGCTGAACTTCTGGTCTATGAAGGTCTTGACGATGCGGTACAGGGCGTTGAATTAGTCAAGGGTAGGTGGAAGTCTATCCAGGTTGAAGGGAGGGCGTACCAGGCCCTTCAGGTCCAGCAGAAGACCTTTCAGACCCTTATGGTAGATGTGGCGACTCTTGATGGTATCAATCTTGTGGCAATCCCCAGTGCTGATTCGGTCGAAGGGCTTCTGGAAGATGTCAAGACCGTCGGGCGTTTTGCTATGTTGATGGTAGCTGGTCAGGAAACGATTGATTCACTTACTGGTGTGTCTGGAGTCAGTATCCCTGAATCGGTGGACTTCCGGGAACTTCACCAGGAAATTGTAGATGCTGAAGCATTTAGTCAGCGCCTGAAATCTATCGGCGGGCTTCTTCAGAACCTCATAGGCGTCGAAGATGTTGAAGTCCCCCAGGACAAAGATGTCTCTTCGATGGTGAAGGGCATACAACGGATGGAACTCTGGCTGTCAGCGGGTCAGTCGCTTCAGTACGCACTTTCAACGACAATGAAAGACCTAACTGAATTGAACGATGAGATTCATCAGACTGAGGAAGACTGGACCGAAGCACTCGGGACTGTATGTCCCTTATGTGAACGGGAGGTCAAATGAGTCGATTCGTTTTTAGGACAGACGTCCACATTGCAGACCGGGCTCCAGAAAGTCGTACCGACGACTGGAAGGCAACCATACTGGGAAAGCTCCGACAGATTAATCGCATAGCACAGGACCGTGGGGCTGATGCGATTCTTGACGGCGGTGACCTCTTTTACTTGAAGAGCCCGAGTCGGAATAGCCATTCGTTGATGGTTGACCTGATTCGAGTCCACAAGGAAGCAAAGATTCCGACCTTCGTGGTTCCTGGGAACCACGACATCACCCACGACAGTCTCGACTCTTTGGATAAGCAGCCGCTTCAGGTACTGGCTGAATCTGGGGCGGTGACACTGTTGCGGGCTGGCCCCGGCATCATCCACGAAAAAGCTGGTAAGATTAGTGTGCGGGCCGTCCCATACCAGAAGCGAATGACCCTAGAGGACCTAAAGGAAGCACTTTACCCGCCTGCTTACCCAGTTGATAAGACGGTGGCTGTGGTTCACTACTTTGCCTCCAAAGCTGGTGGTGAGTTCTACGGTACCCCAGTGTTCAAGTACTATGACCTGATTTCTGAATTCCCCTGGGTCGATGTCTGGTGCTTTGGGCACTGGCACATGGACCAGGGCGTAGAAGAGATTGATGGGAAGGTGTTTGTAAATCTGGGGGCGGTTAGTCGTGGGTCGCTACGCTACGAAACGATGGACCGAATCCCCAAAGTCGCTGTCTTGGATATCAAGAAGGATGGGGTAGCGGTCGAAGTTGTCCCTCTTGAAGTAGAACCGGCAAGCAATATCTTCAAGGTGGAAGAACGACAGCAACAGCAATACGAAGACAAGCAGATTGAAACCTTTGTGGCCCGCCTCAAACACGAAGCGACTGTAAGTACGAAAGACGACCTGGAAGGGATGCTCAAGGACATAGACATAGCGGACGATGTCCGGTCTGTCGTTCTTGAACTCCTTCGTGGTGAAGCGGAGGAGGCTTCCTGATGTTTGTTTCGTACAGTTCCTACAGCGACTTCAAAGAGTGTCCTTCACGATTCTACCGAAAGTGGATAATGGATGAAGGGAAGGGCGACGACAGCCACCATTACGCTATCTTTGGGACAGTCACCCAGAAGTTGATGGAACTGTTCTACAAGGAACGATGGTACCTTGACGGGTCTTCGGTTTTACAGAGGATGGTGGATGCTGTTCCAGAAGTTCTCGACTTGTGTCTTCGGGACATCTATGTGAATTGGGAAGCCCCGTTCTTCAATGACACACCTGAAACGATTATTCAGGGGGTACAGGACATCCTTCCCGGTATCTTGCAGTCCGTAAAGGACTACAAGCTTCTAGCTCCTCAGACCGATGTCGAAATCTTTGTGAAGGGAAAGCTGACGAATGAAGACGAAGTCGGGGGGCGGATTGACTTTCGTTACGCATCTGCTGACGAAGTCTGGATTGTGGACGGAAAAGCTGGCCGCAAGAAGGGCAGATTCAATTCTAGTGACCAGTTGCTGTTCTATGCTTTGGCCACGTTCTTGTCCGAACAGATAGTACCCAAGAAGCTGGTTTTCTGGTGGTATCGTTTCGCTGAACGAAATGAAGCCGGGGTTTGGGACACAGGCAAGATGTGGGACGAAATCTTCTGGACGGCAGCGGACCTAAGAGACCTTCGTGACCGCCTGATTCAGATGACAAATGCGGTGAAGCGTGAAGAATTTGATGCGACCCCAACGCCTTCGGCTTGTCGTTATTGTCGCTACGCCCAGGTCGCTGGGAGTTGTATCCCATATAGTGCAATGCAGGTAAAGCGGAAGGCCGCAAGAACTAAGCCTGATGATAAGATTGACTTTGGACCCAAGGGGGTCCTGAAACTTTAGGGGTGTAGGATATGGCAACAGTACAGGAACTTGAATCTTTGAAGAAACGGCGGGACAGCCTGGCTTCCCAGAAAGCGGCACTGGTGGGTCGTAAAGACCATCTGGAATCAGAACAGAAACGCCTGCGTTCTGAGATTACGGAAGCAGGGTATGACCCCGATACGATTCAGGATGTATTGAAGGAAAAGAAGGAAGCACTCCAGGGCTCCCTTGAATCATTTGAGGCCGACCTCACTATTGCAGAGGAAAGCCTGAAGAAATTTACGGAGGAAACCGATGAAGGTTAGAGTCAACACTGAAGAATTTCAACGAGCGGTGACAATCGCAGGTATCGCCTGTGCTGTTGTTGAACCCAGAGACGAATGGATGTGGCGGAAAGGCTTGATGTTCCGTTGCCTGAGCCCTACCGAACTGGAAATTGCAGGATATGACGGGCGGTTCATGTCAAGACTTACGATTCCGATGGAATCGGAAGACGTGAGCGGTGGTGAAGTTTTCTCGATGGAATGTGCCCGGATGACAGCGGCCCTTCCATACGCCAAGGAAGATTCCATTCTGATGGAAGTCCAGGAAGAAGGTGGCGGGAAGTATGTTAGCGTCACTTTTGGAAACCGACAGCCTATCCCGTACCAGTTCTGGGAAACGAACGAACATTTCAGCTACGAAGGGACTATGTCCACGGCTGAACCCATGGACATCTTCAAGTTGAAAACGCTGGAGATGGGATTGGCCTTCACGAAAGAGTTCGTCTCCAAGAAAGACCCCAATTTCGCTTTCGTTGAAAGCATGAACGGGTTCTTCATCGGGATGAATGGAAAGATTGTCGGGGCGTATCAGACTCCTGGGATTGTTGACAAGAAGAAGTTCCTGCTTCAAGAGAGTGACTGCACAAAGCTCGTATCTGTTTTGTCGAAGCTCAAGTCTGCCGATGAAGACGAAATCGACGGGACAGATGTCGAAGTTCTGGAAGCGCCGGATATGTACCACTTCATGTGTGGAGGGTGTACGTTCGGTATCAAGAAGTCAGCGTCCTTCCCACCACCGACTACAATCAACCCGACGGCTGACCTGAAGGAACCTGTGGTATTGAGAGTCAAGAGGGATGACCTCCACTCCAACTTGATGATACTGAAGTCAGCGATGGATACAACGAAGAGCGTCGGGGGGGGTTCTTCTTCCTATATCGCCCTGACACTGGGTGACGAATCAGGTGCAATCAATCTGGGCCTTCAGGCTATGACGCCAGACAGACGGAAGCCGTTTGGACTAATCGTTCCGGTTGTTCGGGAAGATGAAGCCGGCCCGTGAAGCATTCCTGTGCTATGGAAGAGATGCTTACAGGGTCTTGTCGGAATGCCGGATGAATTTGATATCCTGATGTCTCCAGGCCAGTTCATCCGTTTCCGGTCCGTTGAAGACATTGCCGGTGGACAAGAAGTCCGTCTGACATTGTTCACGGCGTTGAAGGACTAGCGATGCAAGAACGAATCGAACAGTTGATGGCTGAATCTAGCCGTCTTCAGGGGCTCCGTGATGGTGCTAAAAGTCGTGTGAAGGCGACTGAAGCTCAGATTATTCAAATCACGGAGTCCGTAGACCTGTACACAAAGGTCGTGGCGGTACTTCACACGTTATTGGACCTGATGCTGAAGTCCAAAGCCGAAGACCTTGCGTCCCTTCTAACTGAAGGGATGCGGGCCATTTTTACGGACAAGAAGCTATCGGTACAGCCTCAGATTTCGGTGAAGAGAAACCGGGTCAATGTTGACCTGGAGACTATCGAAGAAAAAGCCTATGGGGAAGTCCAGGGTGATGTGATGGAAGCCTTTGGCGGCGGTATTGCCGTCAGTCAGGGGCTTATCCTTCGCTTGTTCACTACGCTTCGCCTTGGGTTGGTTCCGCTCGTTGTGGCTGATGAACCGTTGGGAGCTCTGTCAGAAAAGTACCGCACAGCGATGGGGGAGTTCCTCCGGAAGTTCTGTGCGAAGACTGGACTGAATCTCCTGATGGTGACCCACATTACTGAATTTCTCGAACATGCCCATACGGCTTATAACGCCAGCATAAATGGGGAAGGGGAAACGACCTACAAGCAGGTACGGTGTGAAGAACCAGACCCAAGTGACGAAGAAGCTGCGTAGAGTCGTCTTTCGGCACTACCAGCGCTATTCAAAATCAGCACTCAAGCCACTACCGTCGAACTGTGCTTTCAATCAAGAAACGAGTGTTGACTTCCCAGACGGGACCCCGTTCTGTGTCTGCAACCTTCTGTCCACTCAGGAACTCGTAGTTGATTGCAACCGCCCGGAACAGGCTCAATCCTGTAGGTCATTCATTTTCAAGAAAAATTTAGACAGTCTTTACGCTGAATTGATACAGCATATCAACCGTAACTATCGGACTGACCCTGAGTTCAGGGATGTTCGGTCCCTCCTTTGGGTCCTCGGGGAAGCCACGATAGATACTGACCTCCAACGTCCGAATCCTTTTGTGATGGCGTGGGTGGCTTTCTGGGGGTGGCTCTATGGATGAACTTTTCAAACAAATGCTGCTGTACAACAAAGAGACGGTTCCAGGCGACCCGAATAAGCCGTTTGTCGGCTTTGTTCAGGCACCCATAGACCTCTCCTTGAAACCATTCATCGTTTCCAACAGTCGGGCGAAACCTGTAGTTCACCCTGGGTTCCGGTCCAAGAGTGCTGAAGACGGCGACACTAACAACGGCTTAGTCCGCTATGGGGTCTACTGTAAGACTGCCACAGGGGTTTTTGGGGAACTGGTGAAGTTCATCTACGACCAGGGACGATTATACGGCTGGGGATGCGTGCAAGCACAGCCAATGACCCTTCAAGGGGTGGATGACGTCCTTGTACGGTTTGGGGAAAATGAGCTTGTGGTGAACAAGCTGTTCGTTCACCCAGACACATTCAAGTTAGACCGGGCCAAAGATGAAGACAGCGTCTGCAATCATTTGCTGTTTGAAGCAGGTCTGCCGACGTTGTTCACGGAAGAGATTCCAAAGGGACTGTGGCTATTCACGGCACATCCTGAGTTTGTCGGGTTGTATCACGACTATGGTACTGACGCTGGATACATGGTTCACAACCTTCAAGGGGTGGTTCTTGCAGGGAAGATTTCTAGCTGACCTGGTTCGCCGGTTCTCGCTCCGACTAGACCTTGAGCACTTCGAGTACTTGTGCGGACGGGGAGCTTCCGAAGACCAGATTGATGGGTTGTCTTTAGGGTCTGTCTTTGGGGCATTCACCCCAACGAATGATCCGGACCAGGTAGCTTTCAAGAAGTGGTCATGGGGCCTCAAGCGGATAAGGGACCACATTTCATACCCATTGACAGACCAGGCAGGTGATGTCGTCGGTGTCTTGACCGGTGACCACATCGAAAAGAACTATTCCAAGTTTACAATGAGCCACGCCACATCAACTGCGTTCTTGTTTGGATTACCGCTGGCAATCCAGTCTATCTGGGACACAAAGGTCGTTTGGCTTGTCGAAGGAGTGTTCGATTGGTTTCCACTTCAGCGGGTAATCCCCAACACTGTGGCAATCACGTTTGATTCTCCTGGGTGGAAACAGATCCAATTCGTGAAGCGGTACGCAGATGTTGTAGTATTGGCCATAGACCAGGACGAAGCTGGTAAGAAAGGTGTCGAGATAGCTAAGAAGCGTTTCGGACCTGATTTTGATGTAAGGGTAGCCCAGTATCCAGGCAAAGACCCTGGGGAATTCTGGGCAGACCGTGGAGAAATGGACTTCAAACGCCATTTTCAGAGGGAAGCTGGTCGTTTGGGGGTCGCAATATGAGGAGGCTTTAATGGGTGCGTTTACTGGGGCGATGGCCCCAACCAGCTACATCCTGTATGGGGATTTCAATCCTGACCTATTTATTCCTGAATTGCAGCGGCGGGTCTTCCACCCTATTCCGAAGGATTCAGACCGGATAGTGTCATACGGATGGGTCCAGGCAACAGAACACGACAACACAGACCTGAAACCTACGACGGTCTACTTCGGGGAGCATCTGTTGTCCTTTGCGTTGCGTGAAGACAAAATCAACGTCCCATCGGCACAAGTGAAGTTCCGACTGAATGAACGTGTCCGGAGTCGTCTTCTGGAAGACGGGCGTGACAAGATGCCACGCAAGGAACAAGAAGAACTCAAGGAAGACATTGTCGCTGAAATGCGGCTGAAAGTCTTCCCGACAATCAAGCTCTACGAAGTCACTGTAGACCTGAAGAACAAACGGGTATGGTTCTTTGGGAAGTCTACGGCGGTTGTCCAGGTCTTTGAAGACCTCTTCAACGAAACCTTCAGTTCGATCCTGGTGCCGGATTCCCCCTTTACGGTGGCACGGCTCTTCATGAACCCGACTGATGCAGAGAATTTGACGGACCTGTCTACAGAACCGCTAATGGCCGAATAGGGGGATACCAATGGAACTCGCAGCAAAAATTGACCGCACACGGGGTCTTGGGATTGAATTCCTCACCTGGCTACTTTACCAGTCGGTGACCAACGATGGTGTTGTGGAAGGGAAGACCAAGAAAATGGAAGTCTGGTTCGACGATACGATGCGTCTCCGGTCTATGCTTGACACGGAGGTTCAGGTGTCCTTTCGTGGTGGGTCACCCTTCGACAGTACTGAGATGTTTGAAGCCCTCCGTTCAGGCAAGATGCTTGAACAGGCCAAGATGTCTGTCATGTATGATGGCAAGACCTGGGACCTCGACTTCAACGGCCCAAAATTTGAAATGGGTGGGATTAAACTCCCAGACCTGCTGAGTGAGACTCTCTTTGAAAAGGTGATGGAACGGTTCTATCTTCTGACGTCGCTTGAGGAACTGGTCTTCGACTTGTATGGGAAGTACCTAGACATCCGGCTGCAACCGGACCAGTTCAATAAGTACCTTTTGGATGCTCGCCACTGGATTGAAACGCATGAATGAGTCCTGGGACCTGAAATACCGACCGGTTGTCTTTGAGGATGTTCTGGGACAGGATGTGACAAAGCGTGTCCTTCAGACCCGACTGAAGGACGGTTCAGCAATGAACCAGTCCTACATCTTCTCTGGGCCTAGAGGGTCTGGTAAGACCACCCTTGCTCGAATTCTGTCCAGGGCTACAATCTGTAAGGACATCCAGCCTGATGGGAGCCCGTGTAATCAGTGTAGCTACTGTCTGTCGTTTCTTGAGGGGAAGTCTCCGTACTACGAAGAACGGGACGCTGCCAGTAGGGGGACGCTGGAAGACGTGCGGGCGATTATTTCGACCCTAGACTATGTATCAGACCGACCGAAGCTGGTGGTATTTGACGAATCCCATCGGATGTCGAAGGAAAGCCAGGATGCACTCCTAAAGCCTATTGAAGAACGGCGGCTGGTCTGCATCTTCTGTACGACTGAACCTTCCAAGATACAGCCAACCATCCGGTCCCGTTGCGATGATTTCCCAGTACAGATAGTTCTTGAGAACGACATCATTAAGCGGCTTCAGCGGATATGTGAGGCTGAAGGTATCTCCGTTGAAGAGGAAGCTTTGCGGCTGATTGTTCAGGAATCTGGGTCTCATGTCCGGGACTGCTTCAAGAAAGCTGAAATGGTGTCCAGGATTGGGGACATCACCGTAGCCTTAGTCAGGGAGTACCTCCACCTAGATGTATCCAGCCTTGCTTACGAACTCCTGGTTTGCTTGTCTGACGATTCAGTCGTTGAAGTTGTAGGGTTGCTTCGCAAGATGCTGGAAAAGACGACTCCAGACGACGTAATGAAGCGGCTGGGCCAGGCGGCGATTATGAGCTACAGGCTAGGGTTTGATTTTGGTGAAGATGTTTCATCCCACGACAAGGATGCGGCGCAACATGCCTTCACAGTCCTTGGTCCCCGGTTGTTGACGATTGCAGCGTATGTGGCCAATAGATACGGTCGGTTCCCTAAAGAAGTTGTTGAAGGGCATCTCCTGTATCTAGGGCATGTCCTTCATCACGGAAATCCAGTAGCCCAGGCTTCGTCTCTTCAGACACCGAAGACAGAATCGGCTTCCTCAGAGGAAACCCCTTCAGAATCCTTACAGGTGACACGGTCCGATCGAATGGCGGCATTGGAAGCTAAGGCTGTCAATCGCAAGCCATTAACTCCTAGAAAGGTTGAAAGGAGAATACCTGACGGTATAATCCCTATTGACCCGCCACGTAGTTGTGATAAAAAACTACTGTCTACCGGGGAGTTTACTTCAGTATTTGACCGTATCCTTGAGGAAAAGGTGCATGTCAGACCGAACTTGGGTGATTCTTGAATTGTCGCCAGCCGGTGAACGGGTTTCTAGTCTTCGTGAAATCTCTGATAGTTTGAAGTCATTTGGTGCTGACAATGTCTTTGTTCCTGCCGTGAGTGCAACCTACGATAATCAGACGCTTATCTCCTGGATGATGGAAGGGTATGTCTTTGTTGATGTCCGTTCGTATATCATCCCGAAGGTTAGCCCCGCCCCACCCTGGACTGTAGCAACTTTCGTAAAGAACCCTCGGAGCCAAATCAAGCAAGCCCTCCTGACGATTTTCAAGCGAAATCCTGGGGTTGTATTCACTACCCGGAACCTAGTGGACATGATTCTGGAAATCAATCCAGACTGTCTCACCAGAGAAACCCATACGCAGAAGCAGCAAGTAGTGTACACGGCTCTTGGACGGATGAAAGAAGCGAACAGGTCTTCGGGGCCGATCAAGGGTAGGTTCTGGATGGGGAAGCGTTCGTTTCATCCGAAAGACCTGGAAGCCAGCCCATTTGTCCTGGAACTAATGTGTGACCACCCGAAAAAAGGTGGGACTCAGATTCACTACTTATCTCAGGCAAAGATTGACCAGTTCAGGAGGAACCTACAGCAGCTATTTTCTCAGTTTAAACTGGGGCAATCGGTACGCATACTCGGTGGAATCCATCGAAATCTGGAAGGGGAAGTGACTGGGTTTACTCGAGATACCGTGAGCGTGATTGTTCACCTGGATACGATGACATCCGAAATCATCCTTCCGAAGCTGTTTGTAGAGCCAGTTTGACTCTAGTCCCTGGGTTCTTGTATAGTTTTCTTGACGGAGGTTAACCATGTCAGGATTTGTAGTCACTACCGACCCTTCTGTGATGGAACGAATCTTCACCACTGACGACGCCCTCCCGTCATTCTCAGAGATGTCCAAGGAGCGTTTAGTTGACCTTGAACGGGTAGACTTCTTGCTATCCCGTATCCCGAAGATTGAAGCGGATTGCATCAGGATGGCCTATTTCAAGGGCAAGACTCAGACGGATATTGCTCGTATATTCAAGATAAAGCAGCCAGCGGTCCACTACCGTATTCGTCGTGGGATGACCCGTCTACGGTTCCTGTTGACCTTTCCTAGCTTTGAACTAGATGAAATGAGGGCAGACCTCGCTGAAGCTGGTATGCGGGATGACGACATTGACATCCTGGTCGAAATGTATCAGACGACCTGTCAGTCAGAGGTCGCTAATCGGTTGAATCTTACTCAAGGGATGGTTCGTCACCGGTTTTTGAAATCTGTGGAGTTCCTGGTTGAGGAGGCTGACGACAAGTATGAAGACTATGCTCGGGCGTTTCGGTCCATTCAGGACAACTGTAACATTCTTCACGAAATCAAGCCTCAGCACCCCTTCAGCTAGCTCAGGTTGTAATTCCTTTATAAGTCGTAGTGTGTCGGAGGTTCACGATGAACCAGAATATCGTTCGACGAATCGCAATGTCCAAACGGGTAGCCTGTAAGTTCCTTGAAGAACTGGCTGAACCCCCAGGACTCTATGTCGCTGTCCAGGTTCAGGACAAGGAAGCTTTCATAGCATCTTTGCAGAATCAGGAAGGGATTGGGGACTCGATTAGGACTGGGAGTGTGGTTTATCTTCTGAAGAAAGACCGCATTCACTTCACAGGTTCTGACCGTGGGTCTCTGATTGCATTGTTCAAATTCGCCACTGATACCGGCGTCCCAGCCCAGGTAATTGAATAATGGCTACAGCTTCAGAACTACTGTCACGTCAGGAATTCACTTTTGAAAGCGAAACTACTGCCGGGGAGTACACCTTCATCGTGAGGGTTGACTGGTCCCCAACAGTGCCAACCTATTCTGTCGTTGATGTGACCGACCCGTTTGGCGAACGGGTCGCTTCCTACCCCGACCAGGTGGCCACTGACATTCAAACAGCTATCACAGAACTGAAGACACACTACGACCCTACTTTTGATTTGGACTTGGCGACGCTAACATTCCAGGCGGTATATGAAGGCCCGTCGCCAGACGCCCAGATAGTTACTGTTGGGAATGTAGGAGCTTTCGGGAGCCTCCTGTCGTGGGACGCTACTTCCGACGTGGATTGGGCTCAGACACTTCCAACTTCCGATGGTGGTGAGAAGAAGAACGCTGAAACAGAAGTCTCAGTCTATGTGTCAACCTCAGAGCTTCCTGTCGGAGATAGCGTGGCGACGATTTCGTTTACGGACGCCGCCGCTACAAACACCCCTCAGACTGTCGTAGCTACAGTGACCATTCTACCCCAGGCTGAAATTGACACTGACCGGGCAACGATGTCGTTCACAGGTACCGTTGGGGGGGCAGACCCAGCCGACCAGACATTGGTTGTGGAAAATACAGGGCCGGTGGATTCTCTCTTGAACTTCACCGCTGGGGTCATCGAAGTAGCCGCTACCTGGCTATCAGTGGTTCCATCTAGTGGTGGCCCCCTGGCATCGGCAGCAACAGAAAACCTCACAGTGGCTGTAGACTTGACAGGTCTTGTCGCTGGAACTTACACAGGTACGATTAGAATCATTGACGAAACTGCGTCTAATAGCCCACAGACAGTGGTAGTGACGCTGGTTGTTTCTTAGTTGGAGGGACACAGGATGCAAGATTGGGACCCGGCAGGTATTGAATTTGAAAGCCCAGGCTTTGACGCAACTTTCGTTGAAGAGGCTGAAGAATCCTATATGGATGTAGAGACACTAGCCACATTGTCTTCTGTGGACCCCTTCTTCGATGACAAACGTACCGCTTCGTCACGGGTGAAAGTCCCCTCAGAGTTTTTGAAAGGGAACAAGAAACTCCAGGGCCTTCCTTGTGAACTGATTGTGACTGACAGTGAGATTCTCTTTGACTTCGGGGTTGCAGTATTCGAGTTCAAAAACGAAGCCGGGTGGGAACGGGTCAAGAAGACGCTTTACCTCTCCCCTTCTATGGAAGGGGCGTTCAACTCCTGGGGCCAGAAGAACTTTGGGAAGCTGTTCAAGATGGATCCAAAGACAGCTTCCAGACGGCGGTATGTTGCTTCAACGATTGATGAATTCTTAGCGGCTGGATTCAGTCGTCGTGGGGACAGCCATCTGATTCGGAAGTCTGAAACTGACCTCTGGAGTCTGAAATCTACAGAGGCTGGGTACGTCATCGAACGTCTGTTTGAAGGCGAAGGCCCGGTAGACGGGTAGATGAAACGATACAACTACAACCGAAGGATAGCGAGTTCAAACCGGGCTAGTATTACGGTGTCGAACGCTATGGTTGAAGTCGGGTTGGATTCTTCGTTTGTTGAAGCTGGTCTGAAAGACATGGTTGGCACTAGCCGTTTTCTGCAAGGTGCCGTCGAAAAGGTGTGTAAGGAAATCAAGTCAATGGTTCCTGTAGACCGGGTGGTGGTCTCCCCAGAACCTAGTTTCACATCGGAAGGTGGCAAAATTGTGGTGTCTACTGGGTGTACAGTTTATGCTTTCTTCCCAGACGACACAGCGACGTATGCCCAGGAAACAGTTGAGAAGTTTTTACAGAGGCTGGGGTTCCGCACTACGGTCTATAACTACGTGTAGAGGTTGAAGGATGAAGTTGCACGAACGGATTGCTGCACGATACCAGCAAAAACAGATGGGTGGAACATCCCGGACGGCTGGTGAAGTCAAATTCGTCAAGGAATGGGAACAAGCAGGGCAACTGAAGCGGAACTTCGAGGGGAACTTTGAGGTTAACCCCAAAGCCATACAACCGTTGGCTGGGGCACTATGGTCAATGTCAATGTCGATGGGGCATCTTCATACAGCCTACCGGTTGTTCTCAAAGCTGAAGTCTGCAACTATCTCACCCGACGGGCTTATGGGTGGGCGTGGGTACATCCAGTCTATCAAGGAAATGCGGAAACGTGTGTCTGAATCTTTGGAGAATTTGTCGGACGTGACTGACACTATCTTTGACGAAATCAGGGCGCCGCATTGGGAAGAGGAAGTGAAGGTTCTTCCTGACCGTGAACAACGCAAGTACCGGTCATTGATTGAAGAAGCAGAAAAGGTGATGGACAGCCCAGAGTCCGTAAGCGACGTAGTTGAAGATTCCGACGTTGCTGACGATGTCGAAGCCGAAGCCAAGTCAGAATCCGATACTGACGGGGAAGCCATAGCTAACGCAGATAAGGACCGACCACCAGAAATGCCTGACCTTCCTCCAGAACCGACGAAAGCTTCGAGTCATCGGGTCGTCGGGTCTAGCTGGTGGAAGTACAAGTCTGGTAAAGGAACTTCATACTTTGACCTGTCTTTGGGGGAGACTCCCCGTGAAGGAATCTTCCAGGTGAAGGTTCTTCACTTTGATGGGGACACCCCCGTGACTGACCGCATGGTTGATTCGGTCAGGAAGGCTGTGAAGGCACTTCCTCGGTCGAATGCCGACCGAATGGAATCTGTGTTTGTCAGGGTGTTTGATGCTTTCAGACGGTCTGGGTGGAAAGTAGGGTATGTGAAGGGAAAACTTAGACTTCGGCTGGTACCCCCTAGTGGGGACACGGTCGCCAGCAGAATCGCTTCCAGGAAGTTTCGAGAAACTACCAGTCAGTAAGTTTCTCTGGTAGGATTGATAAGAGGGGTGTCATGAAGAAGAACGCAATAGTCGTAGACCGGGTTCTGGATGCAGTCAATGGGTTAGTGGCGATGTACGACCTGAAGATGGGGTCTGGACTCAGCCGGTCACACGTCCTTGCTTTCCTTCGGGAAAGTGGTCAGCCCGCTGTCCTGGCTTCGGACGTGATCTGGAACCTGGTAGAGAACCTGGGCATCAATATCCTGGATGCAGCGGATAACGCCAGCAATGCCACGCCATTGGGGTCAATGGATGGTTTCTTCCAACAGTCCCCGCTACAGGACCTGTCCTGGTTGAACGCACCTTCCGACCGTGAAATGGAAGCCCTCCCCAGACAGAATCTGGACATCAGTCCCGACCTGGCTGAAATGTGGGACCATTCTGATTCAGAGCCAGGGGTACACCTACTTCCGAACAGGCAGGCCGCAGAACGTACAAGCTCTGTTCCAGAATATGAAGCGATGGCCGAGACCCTGAAGAATGCTGTTAAACACGCTACCCAATGCACTCGCCGCCTGATGTACAAGGGGGCTTCGTTCCAGTACGCCGCTGGTGCAGCGACACAAGCAATCAGAGACCTTCGTTTAGGAAGTCTTGAAGAGAAGGTCATTCGGATTTCCCACAAGCGTCTAGCTGGGCTGGAATCCGAACAGGGAGTGCTGGGGCCTGTCTACATCTTCGCTGAAGATTTTGGCCATGGGTCGAAAGTGCCGGCTGAAGTCCAGATTCTGAAAGCCCCGTTTGTAATCTCTGGAAAAAGACAGTGGGCAACGAATGATGCTCTGGCTCAGTTTTACAAGCAAGTGGTTCTGGAAGTCCCCTATACCGAAGAACTCCTCCAGCGATTTGGGTTGAAGACGGGGAGCGACATCAAGGAAACTTTGAAGTCGTACTTTGTGTCCCAACAGCGAGCCGCATCTGTTGACCCGAAGCTTGATGGCAAACCAGTACAACGGTACTTTGGCTCAGATGTATCGTTTGAGGACGCTCTAGCCAGCCTTCAGGACGTGAAGCCCCCCGCCCCAGTCATTCGTCCTGTCGGAAAGGCAGCGTCCCCACAGGGCCTTCCCCTTCGTCTGATTGCCACTTCCTACCTGCAATCTCGTGGGTTCTCCCCAGAAGCAATCGAAGCTGGTCTCAGAAAACACGGGGTCAAGAAGTTGGCTGGCATCGCTATGAAGAATGCCCCACAGTTGGGCCGCACAACTATTGAAGGGGTACAAGCATCACATCGTCCAGCCGCCGACCTCATTCTTCCTGGGGAAGCTGACAAGATTGAAGTGCGGAAGCAGGGGCATGGTCCAGTCGTGGCCTTCACGAAGAAGTTGATGAATGAAGGTCTGTACGGGGAACTCCTGAAGCGGGCCGTCTTGAAGAAGTTTGGGAGAAGTCGGGTCGCAGCTTCCAAAGAAGCATTACGACCTGTCCTGGCAGAACAGGGGCTCGCTGGGTACTACTACATTGACCTGGACGCATATCCGAACTGTAAAGAAGGGGCGGTTCAGTACCACCGTGACCGTAGAGTCAAGACAGCATCTACCCCAGTGGGTATCCGTAAGACCGCTTGTGGTACTTGCTCGAATTGTTTGGCCAGTACCTGTCGTTTGTTCCGAACGAAGTTGGTGTCGTCGGTAGACTATGAAGCCTTCGGTGGTAAGGTCCAGGCCCAGAAGATGGTTCTGAATCGGCGGGTGGCTTCCTCAGAGGCCCCGGCTTACAAGGATGATTTTGACCTTCGCCCCGCAGCTATTGATATCCCCACCGATTCCCAGGGAACCGAAGCCCCACTCGAAGACCTTCAAGACGCTAGTATGATTCTTGGAGACGAATTCGTCCTGTAGGAGGTCGGTATGTCGAATAGTAAAGTGATCCCGCTCCCAGGGTCGGATGACCCCAGAAAGCGTCTTGACCAAAAGAAACGGAAGATTCTGAAGGACCCTGTCATCCGGGAAGCCATGAACAGTCCAGTATCGGACGACTTCATGGACTGGTTGATGCGTGAAATCTCTATGGAACAAGCAAAGCTTCGTTACGAGGAAGAACAGCTTGAACTGAATGGGGAAATGAGCATCGACATCATCTCAAAACGAATCAAGGCCCTGGAGACTTTGGGGTCAATGTGGCTTCGGCGGCGTTCCGAAATGGCGTCGAAGGTCATTGACGTAAAGGGCCGAGCCTTTCAGCTACTCTTTGAAATGCTCCTTGAAAAGTTCAAAGAGGCAATGGTGTCGTCCAGTATATCCAGCCCCCAGATTGGCGATGTGATGACTAGGTTCGCTGAAGCTATGGAAGGTTGGGAAGCGGACGCCGAATACAAGATGAAGGCACTGAGCTAATGTCACAAGACCTTTCAGACATTGTCAGGCGAAATGCCAGGATGACTGTGAGGGCAGGCGACCTCGATATCCCGAACATCATTGAGTATGTAGAACAGCCCTGGGGGTTGGGGTTACGGTTGTACCCAGTACAGCGGTTTATCCTGAAGATGTTCTATAACCTACCTTTGAATGATACTGACAAGAACGTGTGCGTTCCAGACATCTTCAATGAAAACATCATCTACCGACTGACTGAAAAAGAATACCTGACTTACCTGTTTGAAGAAGGCCGATGCAATATCAAGGAACAAGACCACGACCGCCGTACCTTGATTCTTCCGTGCGGCCGGCGAGGCGGGAAGTGTGTCCGAACAGATACCTTGATTCCCACGTCAAAGGGTCTGGTTGCAGTCGCTGATTTAGACCAGGGAACAGGGGCTGAAGTTCAGTACATTACTGACCCGTTCCAGGTGGTTCAACCTAGTGGATTAGTCGAACCAGCCTATTACTATGACGGCGGCTTGAAAGAGACTGTCGTTCTTCAGACAAAGCTCGGATTAGAAGTGACAGGTAGTGCTGATAGGCACCAGGTTGTAGCAATGCAATCTGACGGGGTTCCTGGGTGGAAAAAGGTAGTAGACCTTGAACCAGGGGACTACGTCGCTATCCATCGTGGTGCTGGGGTCTGGGGGGATGAAGTTGACCTCCTAGCTTACAGTCCCCCTAAGTGGGGGGCGTCGGCAAAGTTGTTTGATGTTCCCTCAGTGCTGGATGAAGATTGGACAACTCTTTTGGGGTATCTAGTAGGTGACGGGCTATGGAACTACGACAACCGTGTCGAAGTTGCTGTAGACCACCACGAAACCTGGGAAGACCTCCGAGAACTTTTCACCCGGCTATTCAGGCGGTACAGTGTCAGGAAAGATAAGCGTCGTGAAAACACCGGTTGTGTTTACCTAGCGTCGAAGCCCGTTCGCCACTTCTTAGATTGGTGCGGGTTTAGTCTGGTAGCGACCAATGAAACGAAGCAGGTTCCTTGGGTAGTGATGCAGTCTCCTCAGAAGGTTGTCTGCTGGTTCATACGGTCATTGTTTGAAGCTGATGGGTGTGTCGAAGGCCAGAAGAAAGTGACTCTGACCAGTTCATCAAGACTTCTAGTCCGTCAGGTCCAGGCTCTACTCTTGAATCTCGGGATTGTGTCTGGGATTCGCCCCAAGTGGAATAAAAAGTACGAACGAAACTACTACACGCTGACACTTCAGGGGCTTCGTAGTAAGCAGTTGTTCCTTGATTTGATCGGTTTCCGGTCTCAGAAAAAGCAGAGCCAGTTGGAAGTGTCGTGCCGTAAGTCGAAGGAAGGTGGAACCGCCGAGAGCATTCCCTTTCAACGAGACTGGTGCCGTCGTCTTTTGAATCGAATCCCAGATACAAGGAAGCAGGACCAGAAGACTGGTCAGATGATTTCAACTGACAAAGTGAAATCTAAGGTGAGAAGGGTTTTTGGCCCAGTTGTTAAAGACCAGAGCCGGAATGACCTCACATATTCCAGATTGGAACGAATCTTAGCCCAACCAGAGCTTCAGGGGTTCCCAGAGACAGACCATCTTCGGGAATTGGCTGACCAGGATTACTTCTGGGTAGAAGTTACAGACAGGCAGATTGAACTAGCTGAAGTTGCCGACTTGTCAATGCCAGATGATGCTGAACCATCATTCGTGGCTGGGGGGGTCGTCAACCACAATACGTTCCTCTCCTCTACGGTGGCGTCGTATGAGACCTACCGCATCCTCCACATCGCAGACCCGTACCTGTACTACGGTTTGGCTCGGGGTAACCCCTTTCAGGTCATCACGGTGGCTACTGATAAGGAACAGGCTGGGATCCTCTTTTCGTCTGTGCAAACACATTTCAAGTCGGTTGGGTACTTTACCGACTATCTAGCTAGGCACACACAGTCAGTCGTAACCCTTCAGACGGCCAAGGACATTGACGACTATGGACGGTATGACGACACTAAGGGGCCAGCTTCCATTAAGGTTGGTTTCCGTAGCTGTGTGGCTAAGGGGCTTCGTGGTCCTGGTAACATCGTCATCATTCTTGATGAATTTGCACACTTCCAGGATTCCAGCAAGCGGGCGTCGAGTAAGTCAGTCTGGGAAGCTGTAACACCATCAGCAGCATCCTTCACACCGAAGGACCCCGAAGATTCCACGAAGAAGCTGAAGGAAACAACTGATGGTCGTGTTCTGGCTATTTCTTCTCCTGGGATGCGGGACGGTAAGTTCTTTGAACTGTACTACCTTGGGTTTCAGGGTGGGGAAGGTGCCGGGGATATCCTAGTCATTCAAGCTCCTTCGGCTGAAATGAATCCTACGATTCCATCCCAGTACCTTCGGACGAAGTACCACGAAGACCCTGAAGTATTCATGGTCGAGTTCGGGGCGAACTTTGCTGACCGAATCCGTGGGTGGATTGAACGTAAGGAAGAAGTTCAGAAGTGCGTGGTAGAAGGTAGGAAGCCTTTGAAGCGGTCTAAGGGGCCAAAGGTTTCCTACGACTGTGGGGTGGATCTAGGGCTGGTAACTGATGGGTCAGCTATCACTCTGTCACGGCCTTCAGGTAACGGAACTAGCATTGTAGTTGACTACCACGAATGTGTGTACGCTGGTCAGCCCCTTCCTCCAGGGGTACGAGACCTATTCAAACATGACTGGGCGTTGGATAAGGACCGCCTTGAACTAGAAGATATCGCTGAATGGATCTACCAACTTAGTAAGCGCTTCATTATCCGAAAAGGGGTTCTCGACCAGTGGAACGGGATTCCGCTGGAACAGTCGTTGCGTCGTAGGGGATTGAACCAGTTTGAGGCTCAGCGAATACTGACGGCTCTAGCATCGTCGATGTTCCAGAATACAAAGATGATGCTGTTTGATAGTAGAATCGAACTGGCTGAGTTTGAGGGCAAGAAAGGGAGTTCAGATTCTTATTTGGTCGAAGAGATTTGTACCCTGGAAGCAGAACAGACCAGCCGGAACATCGTTGTTGTTCACGCCCCGAAAATTGTTGGGATGCACGACGACCGGGCAGATTCATTAGTGAGGTCAATCTGGTTGTCAACAGAACGACTGAGGGACACGAAGTTTGCATCAGACGCTACCAAGTCTTCGGTCTTTGGCCACCCGAGGACTAAGGTGGATTCCCTCACTCAGAAGATACGGAAGGCCCGTCAAACAGGGATGGCCCCACAACGGGGGTCTGCCCTTGGGATTGCAAGCAGGATGCGGCGTAGGTAGTAGTTTGTTTATGGCATCGTATCTGTGATTGAAAGGTAGACGATGTTTGCGAAACGGTTCATTGAGAACATAGCAAAGAAGGCGGGGCTCCCTGAATTGAAACCGGGGGACATCGAAGCCATACTGGATACCTTTGGAAGTCAGTGGACTTGGGAAGATATCGTTCAAGGAAATGACGAAGCACTGTACTGTCTAAAGCAAGTGGTACGGTCACATTTGACAAAGCGGGAGGCATCTATGAAGACATTGGTAGGGCTCAGCGTCGTGGACAACCCGACGACTGCGGCAAAGAAGAATGACGAACCAGGGAAAGGGATGACTGACAGCGAGTACACGAAGCTCGTTAACGACACCATGAAAGCGTCTATCGACGCCCAGCGGCAGCTTGATGACTTGAAAAAACAACTCAAGCCATTTGCTGATGCTGGAAAGAAGCTCGGGATGTCTGGTCGATTCCAAACCTGGATGAAGAAGCTCGGTGAACAAGTTCTTCATCTGGAAGACGTGGTCGTGAGCGTCCGTGATGTTGCCGCCGTCGAAAAGATGGACATCAGCTACTACAAGCGTGTGGTTGCTGCAATGGTCGAAGCCGAACCGGCCATGAAAAAGATTCTGGATGAATCCGAAGCGACGATGAAGACGTTGGTCAAGGGTTACCAGAAAGTGCAGGCGTGGGACGAATACGACGAAGAAGACAAGCGCAAGAAGGCCCCCTTCGAGGTCAAGCTCGCTCAGGTCAAACTGTCCTTCAGTGACGAAAGTTCTGGAGTTGTACAGGTTCCTTTCTCCGCAAACAGACACCTTCAGGCGTCGATGGCGATTGAAGCCTACCAGAACAAGTACGGAAGTTGGGACTTCCTCCAGAAGGTTCTTCGTGGCCTGCGAACAATGAGTTCCGCCGCCGCCGATTGGATTCGGAAGATGGTCGAGACTGTCACCGAACCTTTCTTCCGTGACAGCATCAACGGTTTGAGCCGTGTGGTCAAAGACATCGAGCACGCTGCATCGTAGACCTCTGGTGGTTGGCTGTGTAGTATGTGCCGGAGGTAGTTTACCAATGGACAATAGAACAGCCGAACAGCTTGTCAGTGATTTCAAGAAGGGTGTAACCGATATTCGGGTGGGCTTCAAGAAGTTACTTGGCATCGCTGAACAACTAGAACGAGTCTCTACCCAACAAAAGAACCGCTTGACGCAATCCAATGCCCGTGCTTCCCGTCGGGTCATTGGTGCGTCTTTGCGGGGCTTAGACCATCTTGTCAGCATTGACCTCGCTTACCGCCGTGATGAAGACCGTCGAAAAGAAGATGAGAAGCGGGAAAAACAGATTCGTGAAGCTGCTCAGATGATCCTTGAAAACCGAAGACGACAACGTGAACTAGCTGAAGCTGAAGCTGGAACCGAAGCTTCCAAAGCAGTTGTTGTTGAAGAGGATGTTGAAGAAGAAGTTCTAACCGAACTAACGAAGATGGCTGAAGAATCCCCAGAATTTGAGGGTGACTAGTGGCTACAAAGAAAAAGACTGGAAAAGCAGTAGCTACCAAGGGCAACGCTAACCTTGATAAGTCGAAACGGGTGGCCCTAGCTTCGATGGGTGCCGGTGCCTACGGTTTGGGTGGAATGGGAACCCAGATGGGGTTCGGCACGAACTTCTATTCCCCGTATATGTCCACAGACTTCATGGAGCTTCCGCAGTCTCGCTTCGAGCGGCTGGAACGACAGAAGTTCTGGTACAGAACACACCCCTATATTGGGCAGGCTGTAGACCTCCACACTGAACTTCCGTTGTCCAAGCTACGCCTGGCTAAACCAAAGATTCCTAGTGGGGCGATTGACATGTACCCGTCACTAGCTGACGGGCAAGAGGATACCCCTGAAGCGGCTGAACAGCGTGCCGAGGATGGGAAGCTCAGTAAGGAAACGGTTGCCCATTATAACCGCCTCTGCAAGCGGTCGTACCGATTCTTTAGGAAGCTCACAGAACGCTTGAACCTCTTCCAGGTTCTGGTGGACATTTCGTTTGAGTACAACCTTCACGATGAAGCCTGGGTCTTTGCTGAAGACAGCGATACCCCAGGTCTTGGCATTGAGAACTTTGAATCCGAAGACGTTGGGTCGTTGATGCCGGATGGCACCACTAGAACCAGCAAGAAGCTGACGGCAGCCGGGAAGAAAGCCTGGCAAGGTCACTTCACGAAGAAGTACCGTGGTTGGGACCAAATCATTATCCTCCCCCCTGAAAGCGTTCAGGAAGAAGTCTTCCAGTTCTCGAAGCGTAAGAAGGTCTATCTAATTCCCGACGAAATGACGAAGGAACTGATAAATCGGGCGATGGCTAGGGACCCTGACGCTGAAGAACAGGTGAAGGACATCCCAGACGAAGTGCTCCTGCATGTATCAGAAGGTAGAAACATCCCCCTGGGGACAAACCCCGAGAAGGGATCCTTTGTCCACCAGGTCTATAGAAGGAAGCACACCTACCGTGCTGGGGTCATCCCCCGAATGGAAAGATTGGAACGAACCCTGACGTACCAGGACAAGCTCCGACAAGCTCAGACTTCGATTGCCAGTCGAGCGATGACACCTAAGCGACTGGTCTGGGCTGAAGACCTGGATGAAGCCGATGTAGAGAACCTTCGTGAACAAGTAGACCTGGCTTTGATGGACCCTGATTTTTCCATCGTGACCAACTATGAAGTTCATTGGGAAGATATTGGAGCCCGGGACCGACTTCTTGACCTGGATAGAGAACATGAAACCGGTAACCGTGAGATTTATGCTGGGTACGGTGTGACTGAAACGATGCTAACTGGTGAAGGTGTTTACAGCGGTGACCGTATCAGCGTTGAAATCATTAACACCAGGTACATGTTGTTCCGAGACCGAATCCAGCACTACGTCGAGAAAATGCTATTTGAACATGTCGCTCGGAAGAAGGGGTTCATCATCCGGGACATAGATGGGGATGATATTGCTATCTACCCATCGTTGTCCTTCACCAGATTGGCCATTCGGGACAATGCCGAAACCTATGACGCTTTCTACAACCTCTACCAGAAAGGGTCTATGCCAGTCCGGTTCATGCTTGAACTCTTGAATGTTGATGCTGACGCTGCTCTGGAAGAATTGGAGAAGGATGTTTTCACCCTCAATGATTCGTCCTTCAACGAGATTCTACGGTCTGTGAACTCCGAAGTCGGGCGGTGGATGGCTGAGAACACGGATGTCGGGGAACGTATCGCTACCTACCTAGACCTCCAGGTCAAGAAGAAAGAGGAAGCTGACCGCTTTGGCGGGTAAAGTCTGTCCTGTTGTTTTTCGTTTATAGAACAGGGTTCACAGAGGTTAGCTATGAACCGTGTAGGTACTAAAACACCAGCAGAACGTGAAGATGACCAGGCTGAACGCCTGGTTCGCCCGTCACCTAAGAAGAAACCTCCTAGAATGGATTTGCGTCGGGAACGTGTCAAAGAGAAAGACCCAGACACTGACACGAAGGATCCTGACACCACCGCTTCTATTGCGGCTAGAGTCGCTACAAGGTACTTCTCGGCGGCAGGGATAAAACAAACAGACAACGGTAGATGGAAAGCGACACGAAGTGATGGGGAGACCCAGTACTTCGATTCAAAGGAGTCGGCAGAAACCTGGACTGAGGAAGGGTACACCAAGAAAGAAGACCTGGGGGGCTCCAGTAAATCATCTACTGGGCCACAAGACCCTCCGGCAGACCTTTCCCAGTTTGATGGCGCCCAGATGGAAACACATATGGGCAATATGGCTGAACAAGCCTTCAAGGCCACTTCTGAAGGCAGTAACTATGACTATGATGGTGTCTTAGAGAAAGCGAAGTCAGCATCATCAGAAGCAGAGAAGAAACACTACTACTCCCAACTGATTGGGGCGAAGACTGGGGAAATCAAGAACAAGGCAGACCAGATAGATAACGACCCGGATGCTGTCTGGGAAATGTTGCTTGAATCAAATGACGAAATCAAGAACTGGTACGATGACCAAATCAAAGCTGTTCCCCAGCTACTTAGCCTTCACGATGAAGTCTACCAGGACCTAGCTGACCATTACAGTGCCGAACTGGGTGACCCCTCTAATAAAGAATTGCTTCGTAGGGTGATGAAGAGCCTACATCCTGACGCTGATATCCCTGACGAAGATGTGCAACAGGAGCGGGCCAAGGACGACCGGGAAGGGAAGACGCCTGAACGGATGGTACCTGGTGAGCCCTCAGACGATACTTCGGATGAATTGCGGAACAAGCTGGACAAGAAAACCCGTGAAGTAGAAAACTTGCGGAAGGACCAGAAGCCAAAACCAAAACCGAAGAAAAAGAAGAAGAAACCGAAGCGAAAAAAGAAACCGAAGAAGAAGAAGCGGGGTGAAACTTTGAACAATGTAACCTCTAGGCAGAATGGCCCCCCTGGTCCTATTCAGGCTGATGACCCCACGACTGAATCACTTCGTGGTGGGAATCCATCTATGGACGTAAGGAACCTGACTCGGGAGTCTGAGGAAGCCTTGGTGAAGCTTGCAAAAGAACTGATGCCCCCTGGAGACGGGTGGGTTGAAGACAGTGCCTACAGGTACGCCCTCGACCAAGCTATCGGTACCTGGGAACGTGACCGGAACATGGCACCGATACCAGCGAGAACCTATGACCGCCTTCTGGCAGGTGTGATGGACATTGAATGGACTGGGGAATCTGTTGTGGCCTTCATTACAGCTACGGCTGGCAAGATGGTTCGCACACACCCTGACACGGCCTACAAGCTAAACAGCATCGCTGCGGCCTTGTCTGCTGCGAACACGGATAGTTCTGAAGAGGAAGACGACCAGGAAGATGAAGTCCAGGGGTCAGTACTTCAGGAGGTCATTGAACGAAATGCAACAAACGCCCGTTTCCAGCAAGTTCGGAATCTTTTGGCTGTAAACGACCCCGGCCCAGTTGAATTGAATTTGGATTCCACTCGAATCGCCCTTCGTGTTGATTCGTTTATACGTGACCTACTGTGCGACGGGTCTTCGATTACCTTGAAGAAAGGACAGTCGAAGGAAGGATTGAAACATGGCTTCCTTTATGGGAAGTTAGTGTCTGACGTTTTTTCAGCTATTGATGAATCCCTGAAGGAGGTTCGACCATGAAGAAGATTGCAACACAAGGTGCCAACAGTATTCTCGGATACCTGGACCGGCTGGCAAGCAATGTCGAAAAGAACCCAAAGTTCTTCGGCCTAACCGCTGGTCAAGTGGCACAGGTTGTCGCTGGGTTGGACAAAGTATCCGACGTCATCGAGACCGGGGTCTTTGGAACCCAGTCATTGGAAACTCGAAAGGCCGAAATCCTTGAGTCCGAGCCTGGTGAAACATTCCTGGATGACATGGACAACCCGCAGGAACCCATCTTGATTCAGCCGGATGAACCGTATATGAAGGAATTCAATACGGATACTTCGACAGAACTGTCTGATGTGTTCGGGAGTGCAAGTGATTGGCGAGAAGGCAACCCTTTCGTCTAAGCCAACTCCAGCCGCACCACTTCAGTTTGAATCAATGAACTGAGGAACTTTTCCTCACACTCACCGTTATTCTGTTTATAGTTCCCTCAGAAGTGTATGGGGGTGATCCAAGGTGATCCCCTAAAGCTTGGGGAGATTAGCTTTGAACATCCCTAAAAGAGCCGGCATCCTAAATGACATTCGTGACAGGTCTGTTGACTTCAAGCGTGGCGACCTGGTTTACAAAATCAACCCGATTACTGTTGACCCAATCAATATAGCTGGCATCGTTACAACTGTCTTTCGAGGGATGGGCGTGATTGATGTTGAATTCCCGTGGGGCAATGAGCAATGCTCTATGGATGAAGTCGTGCGGGCTGCCCTTAATGTAGAAACCATTGCTCCGGCCAAAGATACGTCAGCACCTTCCTGGGGTATAAGCCGCTCTAGGGGGCAGGACGGAACCTCAAAGGGTGTGTCAGCGGCTCTGGCGAATACTTATGTAACCCAGCGAGGGTACTACCTACTGGCCCAGGCTTCAAAGTATCGTTTCCACCGTAAGAATCGTTCAGAAGCCGTCGTGGCTTTGAATCGGGAATCTAGTTTTTCAGAGAAAGAAGTTTTAGCCGCTGTGGACTGTGCCTACGATACAATCCCGAAGTTTGGGTTGTACTGGCATTCTCCAGGACGGATGTACCGACCGAATCAGTCTGAGCAGGATTCAAAGCAGTACATCTGTCCCCGTTGTGGCACCCCTATGGTGAAACTACGCTACCGGAAGCAGACTAAGCTTCACGGTTGTCCTAAGTGTCTGTTCTTGATTGATCCTTCAGACCTGTGGACACCTGAATCTGAAATAGAACAGGTTGTCGTTGAAGCCAGTGTGCGACCCAATGACGATATGGCTGGGGTGGTGGTAGACGTGCTGGACGAAGGCATCGCTTTGCCAGGGAAACTCGACACCGACCTTAAAGACACAGCCGAACAGCGAGCCCTGGAAATGGCTGACCGGCTCGAAGACAGTGAATTGAGGAACATTGATACCTACAGGGCCGCTGTAGAAGCAAGAGCCCTTCATCAGGCCGCTGCGTCCCTGAACGGGGACAAAAAGTACCTGGTAGGCTGCGAAGTAATTTCAGACGACGTGTGGGGTAGATAGATGGCCTTTCTGAAGACAGCGAATGCCTTAGTTCAGAACATTATCCGGAAGGACGATGAATGGAACCTGGTGGTTGCCATGTCTTTAGCAGAAAAGGGCATGACACGGGTAGCGTCCCGCAAGGTCACGTCAGAATATGACCCAGCCAAGTGGCTCCTCACTCATTGCACTATCGTAGCTTCTGTAGACGTAGAGCCTGGTGATAATTCCGAACAACTGGGGAAGGTTCTTGAAAGTGGCTTTGAAGTCAATCGAACCTATCCTGAATACTTCGTCACTGAAGCCAGCCAGCCTTTTATCAACAACAACTGTTTGGTTCCAGGCACGCCGGTTACGATGGCTGACGGGACAGTCAAACCTGTCGAAGAAGTCAAAGTTAATGACCAGGTGCTAACGCATCTAGGTAGAGTTCGTCGAGTTCGGGAAACATTTAAGCACCCAGCAACAGGGAACCTCAACGAATTGAAGTATCGTGGGAACAACCAGCGTCTTTACATCACTGGTGGGCACCCTGTATTCGTTTATCGACCAGCAGAAACATGCTTTGCTTGTGGTGGCCCAGTGGTGCGTAACCACCGCACGATTAATTTCCTTTTGCCAAGGTACTACTGTTCTTCGGCTTGTTACCAGAAGACTCGGGTGTCAAATGAAACCCTTCTTGCTGCTAAGACAGGGGACTTCATTGAAGTAGCCGATCTAAAACATCATTGGGATTTTACCACGACACCAATTCCACAGGGTGAAACAAGCGTAGACCTGACTTTGGGTAAGGCCCGTTTAATTGGGTTGTTCCTTGCCGAAGGATACTATGTTCTGTACGCCGCTAGTAAAGTGGAAAAGAATGAACGTACTGGGGCAATTTGGGCTTTCCACGAAGATGAAACTGACACCTTGGCAGCTACAGTCGTTGACTTAATGAAGCAAGAATTCGGGATCGACTGTCAGATTCAGGCGAAAGATGGAAAAGCAATCATCGTCACAACGAATCGTAGCCCAGAAGCCGTGGAGTTCTTTTCGCATTGGGTTCTTGGCAGTGGGTCTACCTCAAAGACGTTGCATCCTGACCTTTTCACAGCACCGAAAGATATCCAAATGGAAATCCTCCGTGGGTGGTTTGAAGGTGATGGGTCAGCATTTGATACAGCTTCAGATTTTCGATTGTCTGGGTGTACTGCAAGCCAGTCTCTGGCAAACCAAGTCTGGTTTATGCTGCTTCGTTTAGGCATTTCTAGTCGGGTGTGCTATAGCAAAACTTCTGGTAGGAAGCGCCTAGTGGTTGATGATGAGATTCAAGTGGTTTCGGATGCTTCTAAGGTGTCTCATCGTTGGGATGTTTCGTGCGGCGCTGGGTGGATTTCCGAAATCGTTCAGGACACGATCTATGAAGACAAGTACCTCCAGTACCTAGAAATTAGGGGTACTGTCCAGGCTGTACCGAAACTTCGTTTTTTCAAAGACTCCCACCTTCAAATGCTCGAATCGGTGGAACCTGTAGAGTACGAAGGGTTTGTCTACAACTTTGATGTGGAAGAGGACCACTCTTATATCGCTGGTGGGATTGCCGTCCATAACAGCGATGGATTCGAGCGAAAACTGCTGGCGTCGGTCTACAAGACATTCATCGGCGGTGAGAACTACGTTGAGCATATCCAGATTCCTGAACTGAGTCGTGGCAAACTGGTTGACGCAGTCATTCGTGACGTTGGGGGGTCGCTGTATTGCGACATCCTGGTTGCTACCGACCGAAAGCACACCAGGCTCATTCAAGACATTGAATTTGAACGCCTGACGACCTTGTCCATGGGTTGCATTGTCGCCTTCACGATTTGCACCAAGTGTGGCAACGTAGCCGTTGACGATACAGACCTGTGTCCCTGTATCAAGTACAGTAAGGGTGACAGCTTCATTGATGCTTCAGGTCATCGTCGTCGTATCGCTGAACTGTGTGGTCACCACAGTCAGCCTGATAGTGTCCAGTTCATTGAGGCCAGTTGGGTACGAGACCCAGCTTTCGTAGGGGCAGTACTCAGGAATATCCTAGAGGTCGATTCTACGACCCATCCTGAAATGGCAAGGAAGATACAAGTGGCCTACGAAGTTGGTGTACGCCGCCTTCCTCCAGAACAAATCGCCAAAGTAGCCAGTGTCATACAGCTTCCTAAGAATGCCCGTAAGCTGGCGTTTGACTTTGATACGCCAGATGACGGTGGGGACAAGAAGGACAATGGGGGTGACGCCCCGAGTACCCCTGGGAAGAAAGATAAACTGGTAGACGAACTGTCCAACGAACTATTGGACAAAGCCAAAGAGAAAGCTCGGTCCCAGATGTTCCCCAAGGACGCCCCAACAGTTCCACAGAATCTTGAAGATACCAACCAGAGTATCATCCACGGGTCAAAGGACAACTTCAAAGTGTTCGCCCGTAGATTTGGTAAAGCGGACCTCTCTCAGGATAATCTGAATGTCATCTATAGGGGGCTTCAGATTTTGGCAACAGATGGTTGGAAGGGAGTAGGGGCATCGAACTTCAGTGGGCCAAACATTCTTGGACTGGCGCACTTCGTTGATAAGTATGGAACCACGAAGCCAAAGTACCCAATCACATATGAAGGGTATATTGCTATCGCCGCCGTTGGTGGTACGAAGCACTTCAGTGGGCCAACAGAATTCATTTCAGCTTGTGAAGCCCATCTGGGCAGAAAATTGGCAAAGGCAGAAGCAGCGTCGTTCGTAGTGAAGGGTAAGCTGTTCTCCCTTGGCGACACACACTAGGAGGAGATTCGTCATGCGAAAGCGAAGCACATGGGATCGGAAGGCAGACGCTCCCGCCATTCCGGGGGACAGCAGCACAGAAGTACCAGTCGCTGATTATATGATCGGCGGGCCGTCTGAATTTAAGGAAGATGTCAACACTGACGAACGCTGGAAAGACCCGGGCGAAGGCTACATGGACGCCCCGCTGGAAGGATTCCCTGAGATGCGTTCAGACACTTTCCCTGGTGCAAACTGGGGCGAGAAGGGATCCACGGCTTCAACTGAAGATCGTAGGGTGGCCTCAGAGTACTTCAACCGGAAGGCTCTGGAAGCAACTCGTATCGTCAGTGCGTGCCTGGGGAATGCGGCTCCTGAAGAAGCCGTTGAACGCATTGCTTTTGCTATGATGGATGTGGACGACAAGGCTCTGATGGAATTCTCCGCTTCGATGCAACAGCACCGGTCGGAAGCTTGGAAGAGTATGCAGGCCGGCGACGACCAGGACCAGGACGACCAGAGCCAGGAAGCTTCGGACGACCAGGACCAGGACTCCAAAGATGCTGGCAAGATGCCTGACTTCATCCAGGAAAAGATCGACGCCAAGAAAGAGAAGGAAGAGGGCAAGGGCAAGAAGGACGACAAGAAGGACGACAAGAAGGACGACAAGAAGGACGACAAGAAGGACGACGACGACAAGAGTAAGGACGCTGGGAAAGTGAGGGGCGTTCCTGATGGTACTGGTCCTCGGGGTGGAACCCCAGCTTGCCCTAAAACGAGTTCCATCGACCTGGAAAACCGTCTTGCCGAAACCGAAGCCAAAGCCCAGGACCTTCGTGCCCAGATTATGCAGCAGCAACAGTCTCCGGTTCAATCGGACCAGGACATCATCCTCGACGAAGACTCCGGTCTGGACCAGATGGTTCAGGATGAAATCGGGGGCCAGGAAGACTTTCCTCTGGACGCTCTTGCCCAGGAAGAAGACCAGATGTCCCAGATGATGCAACAGCAACAGCAGTATCAGGGCCAGGAAGATTTCGACGACGGCCAGGGAGTTGATGGGTTGTTTGACAGCCCCGACCTGGCAGCGGCACAGGCAGCGAATGTTCTCTTGAATCCCGATTCGACGATGGCATCTTCCCAGGAAGGTGTTCAGCGTTTGGGTGGGGTTCGTACCGCTTCGGCTTCGGCTGACGACGCAATGTCAGGACTCTGGAAATCAGACCCTGACGTGAATGGGCAACTGTAGCTTTTTGTCCCCGTGGGGAAAAACCGACCTTACTAGGCCACAGTAAGGTCGGCTGACTCTCGGGATTTTTTAGTGGCATTGAACTGGAGGTTCTATTATGCCTTGGCACGGACAAGCCAGCGGTGAATGGACGGAATCCAACAGCTATTTGCGGGAGCTCTACAAGGGCATCCACAACACCATCGGTGAGCTGACGGAAGATGCGTTCACCCAATCCAATCCTCCCGAAGGTCTGGCGGCGAATACCCAAGCGACGATGCTTGCGAGCGTGACGAAAGTCGGCGTTCTCAGCGGAAGCGTGGCGTTCTCCCGCCCAGACGAAGGGAACAACTACATCGGTGGGCCCGACTCGGGCGCAGGTGGGACCTTCCTGCCGTTGATTCGACCTCTCGGGTTGTTTATCAACGACGCAGTCGGTCACAACTACGAAAACACCCCCGGTGTTGCATCCAATCGTGGTCCCTACGTACACGCCAACGGTACTTACGGCACTCGTCTCTATGAGACTGAAGCCCAGTACACTGATGGTGGTATTGTCGCTGGGGACGACCTGACTTGGCAGCCTGGACAGTTGGTTTACGCCTCTGTCAACGGCTTCCTCACCTACCTGGTCAATGACAGTTTCGAGGTTCAGAAGGGTTCCTTTGCTGACGCAGACGCCACCGTTATCGGTATCGTCAAGTTCGCACCGGAAGCTTCGCATCCCGAACTTGTCGTAGACCTTCGCATTTAGGGGGGCCACTATGAACGCTGCTGAAAATGCACGAAGACAACAGATGATCAACACCATGCTGCGCACCGCTTCCGGGCGAGCTCGGCTGGCCGCTTCCATGATTCAGCCCCTTCGGACCCGGCGTGATTACGCCAGTGTGGGGCGCAAAACCTTCCTGGTTGATGACCTTCCTGACGGAGCCATGCCTGTCTATGACAAGGACCCCGACGTGACGGCCTATATCGTCGGTGAAGAAGGCGAGAACATCCTGTCGGTACAGAAGTCCCGACGAGTGATTATCCCCCTCTTCGAGGCAGCTTCCAACCCGGAAATCCCCATCACGCAGTTGAAGGAACGTCGGTACGACATGCTTCAGCGAGCCCAGGACCTGGCAAAGTCACAGATTCAAGCCATCGAAGACGAACGAGTCTTCGCTGTCATGGATGCCGTGGCCGTCAACGGGTTCGACAGCATCGCCGGTGGCACCAACCCCGACATCCCCGTCGCTGCCCCCCTGACCCCTTCTGTGATGGCAGACGCCTTCGCATTGGTCGAACGACATTCGCTGCGGGTGGCCCGCATCTTCATGAATGCCGTGGACTATGCTGACGTGCGAAAGTGGGGCCGTGATATCTATGACCCCGAAACCCAGGCCGTCCTGCTTCGTACAGGCATCCAGGGGAACCTTTGGGGAGCACAGATCATCACCAGTCGTCTCGTTCCCGCTGGGTTCGTGTACGTCTGTACGGAACCCGAGTATTTTGGACGAATTCCTGTTCGTACCGAATTGACGGTTCTCAGTGCCGACGACCCCAAAGCACGCACCATCGGGTACTCGATTTTCGAGAACCTGGGCATTGGGTGTCACAACCCCCGTGGCCTCGTTCGGATGATTGTCGCCCGCTAGTTCCCCCATCAATTCAGGGGGTTACGGCTTCGGTCGTGACCCCCAAACTTCCCCCCTTGTACCCGAATTAGTCTTTAGACAAGTTCTTCTATCTGCTTTCACTCGATAGTTGACCACCTGATTTTCTGAGCGTATGATTGTGCTCTGAAAGTCAAAAGGTGGGTGGAATGTCTAATCCAATTTCACAGGAAGTCCTTGAACAGTTGTACCTCAGTGAACTTCTGACTGAATCTGAAATCGCTATCCGTTTAGGAACAAGCCAACGCAATGTCAACTACTACAGGCGTAAGTGGGGGATCCCAGCTTTAGGTAAAACAGGCCGTAATGGCCTGAGACTACCTGACCTTTCAAGCTTTCAGAAAGAACTGCTAACCGGGTCTTTACTGGGGGATGGTGGGATGTCTTCACCTTCAGCCCAGTCGGCTCGATTCACTGAATCCCATTCTTTGAAGCAGAAGCCGTACTGCCAGTGGAAAGCAACTGCCCTAGAACCGTTCGTGTGTTCCAGTTACGATTACACAGACACTAGGGGGGCAAAGACCTATTCTGGGTGGACTTTTTCAACGAGGTCTTGTCCACAGCTTAGACCACTCTATGACCTGTTTTATCCAGCACCGCATCGAAAGAAGGTCTTTCCAAAATCACTGCCTGACCTGATGACACCATTCATGCTGGCTGTTTGGTATATGGACGACGGTAGTATCGTTGCCCGTACAGGCGAACCTCGGATTACTTTTGGGCTTGATACTGTGAGTCTGAAACGGGCTTGTGCGGCATTGAAGGTACTTGGGTTGAATCCTACGGTGTATGGGAAACCTGGAAACCAGGCGATTCATTTTCTTGACCAGCAGCGTCTGGTATTCCGTGACCTAGTTGAACCCTATATCGTCCAGTCGATGCTGTACAAAATGCCTGGGAATAGATTGCCTGGACAGGCTGTACATCAGAATGCTCGGCGTCTTTCCCCAGACCGAGCCGCTGAACTGTATCAGGTCGGAGTTTCTGTTGAAGATATTGCAGCGATGTCTTCAGTTGGTACGAGTACAGTGGGTCGCCGCCTTCAAGCCGCTGGAGTGAATCGGAATCATCGTCGAGGGCCAAAATGCCAGAGTAATGACTCAAGTGTTCAGGCTATGACCTGGCTCAATGGGTATGACTCGAAAGTCTGGAAGACTTTACCTAGAACTGAACAAGACGCCTGGGTGCGAGTGATTTTAGGGAAGCTACGTTTGATATCATTTCCAGTTCAAGACTTCCCAGACCGTTCCCAGATTAGCTCCAGCATCCAGAAAGTTCAAGCTGCCCCTATGTCTCTTCATGGGGGGGTTATCAGCCCATACAGGCGTCTAGGACTCAAAGTCTGTACTCCATTCTTTCCCAACCGGCATAATGCTGTTTCAAAGACTGCTGGTATCGGGGCTTTTGAAGCGTGGCATACTGACCATTGGTTGGAGAAAGCTATCCGATTTCAACTGCGGTACAGTGACCCTGTTCAGCCACATCGGGTCTTGCGGGCATTGAATTTGATATGCCGTACTCCTACAGTATTTCGACCCACAATCGCTCATTTCATCTATGAACGCTACGGAAGTCCTGGTGGAAAGGTGTGGGACCCGTGTTCTGGGTACGGTGGCCGACTGTTAGGGGCTCTAGCGTCAGGGATGCAGTATATTGGAACGGATGTTGAATCAGAAACTGTGGAAGGGAATTGTCATCTGGCTAGGACAGTTGGATTAGACCATAGGGTTGATATTCATTGCTGTCCGGCTGAACAGTTTAGTCCTCCAGAAGTTGACCTGGTTTTCACATCACCACCGTATTTCACACAGGAACAGTACGCCGGGGGAGACCAGTCTTGGCAGAAGTATCCGGACTTAGGTTCCTGGATTTCTAACTTCCTGTTGCCAGTCCTTGAAAAAGCTCGGGATGTGGCTCCTTGTCTTGCCTTGAATGTGGCTGATGTCAAAGGGGCACCTCTTGTTGAACTGACGGTCAAGTCGGCATTGACAGTTGGGTGGACTTTAGTTGAACAACTTGCGATGCCCCTAGCGACGATCAATCGTAAGAATCCAACCGAACCGATTCTGGTATTCAAGTAACCTAGCGGCCCTACCTCACTTCTGGTGTTGTATCAGTTTAATAGGCTGATTAACTACGACAGGGAGGATGACAATGGACCCAGTTCATTACTATCGTGTTGCAAAGACAATGACTGACTGTGGGGTGCCGATTTTCGGGGACTTCGCTGGTCAGTGGGCTCGGGTCTATAGAAAGGACCTGAAGAAGTTGCTTGAAGCTGGCCATTCATATGATGACATTGGTATGGCTTACGGGAAGGGTGGGAACAAAAGAAAGAGTTCCACCACAGCGTCCCACTGGGTAAAATCATGGCGTTTGGGTCATATCAACCCGCCTCAAAGTGTTCGACGAAGCCGTGTTCGACAGAAGGCCGGTGAATGTATTGAGTTGGTTCCAAGGGGTGAAGCCTTGGGTCCTCAGACAGGGTTTGGTCTGACTAAAACCGCAGCAAACAGACACCTTGACGAAGGTGCTCCTGTCGGTGTGCTGGCGGTTCTCTATGATGAAACAGAAAAGAACATCGAAAGATGGTTGAAGCTCAATGGGGTGGTCATCCCTAAACAGGGACAGTATCTCAGAGGGATTCAGTTCGGTTCCCCGTTACGATTCCCGGATGATGCCACACCAGAATTCTTGTACGAAGCGTATGTCAGGAAACGGCTGCCATCAACTCGGATTGGGGACCAGTTCTTCGGGGTGGTTCAGCAAGATGTCATAGCGTTGTTGAGAAAGTACAAGATTCGCCAGTACGTGGAGCACGAAAGAAACAAGACGGGGAATTGGACCAAAAAAGATTTCAAACCGGATCCTTTGGAATCTTTCTACAAGCGGGTTGGTTCAGAATTGACCGTTTCTCACGTCTTGAGTCAGATTCAAGAAGCGGTGATTCCACCTAAAGTCCAGAAGGCTGTGTCGGATGAACCCCGGCAAGAAAGGCTTGAAAGCAGCATGTCAGTCAAACGGTTCTTCACGGTCATTTGGCCAAAGATTCTCAGCCGTCTTGACGACCCGTTGGAAGTACAGATGGTTGAATCCATCGAAGAATGGAAGCCGATTCTGGCTGAGTCCCGTAGTGCCGGGTTCAAAGACCTGTTGGCAAGCATCTATTTGTCTGAAAATGACAAAGGTGAGGTTGATGGTAAATGCCTGTTGCCTGTCGGGGAACTAAAAGCCCGTGGCTTGTCGGCCCAAGTCATTTGCTATCTTATCGAAATCAATCGTCAAATCATCGAAGTCCTAGCCCAGTAGCCCCTTCCAGTTGAATCCATGCTTTTGCATCATCGCCCAGCCCAGAACTCCTACCCCACAATTAGCCGTCTCCCACCAACCGTCAGACTGTGTAGCGGACTTCTTAGGTCTAATGAGGCACAAGTACTGCCATTCTGCGGCTCTAATTGGTAGAAGACAGTCCAGCCATAAGTCCTGTGGGAGTGGGTAGTACCAGCACTGTGCCATTGGGTGGAAGAAGCCATCTAGGATTGTACCAGAATACTTGACGATGATTTTGGAGGGTGTGTACTTGATTCGGACTTGGACTGGGGCTAGGTCATTAGTCATTGTTAATGGGCGGGGGGTTCAGAATCAAACCACCGTATGCCACAGCTTTCCAGATTAGTGCCTCCCATGCAACTCGAGCCACCGCTGGAACCTGCCCGTTGCCAGTGGCTTTAAGTCTGTCCACCCGACAGGCCATCCCATTAACCACTCGACCCACTCTGGATTCAACTGGCCAGTTTTCTGTCGGGTCTGTGAAGTCGCCACTTTCGTCTGAAGGGAAGGTCCGCCCGTCCCCGGTCTGGTTGCACTGGCAAGGTCCGGCCCCGCACTGGCAGCTTTGGGGGTTGGCCATTGTTCCTTCG